ATGGCAACATTTAAAGTAGTAGTATTTGACAAACGTTCTGATGGGTTTTATTCAGTTTTCATCCGTATTACTCAAAATCGGAAGAAAACTCATGTAAAGACCGACAAAGTGGTAAACGATAAGGGCGTAGTGAAGGGTACGAAAGAGGTGAAAGATTCTTTCGTGCTGGAGTCATGTATGGCTACTATCAACAAATGGGTAGAAAAGCTAAACAAGGTTGATAGTAAAGATTGGACAGTAATACAGGTAAGAGACTATCTTTTGAAGTCAGATCAGGAACTGAGTTTTTCGGACTTTGCTCGGAGTTATATTAATTCATTATACGATGAGCTGCAAGAAGGGACAATAAGGACTTATGCTAACTCATTGCAAAGTTTGGAAAAGTTTGCAGGAAGTCAAAAGATTCTCTTTTCCCAGCTAACTGTTCCTTTTATAAACTCATGGTTGGATAGTCTTTCTGGCTATCGCTCATGTAAGAGCACCTATCCGATATTTATTAAGAAAATATTCAAGGAGGCTTTGAAACGATATAATGACTATGATTCAGACCAGATACTGATAAAAAACAACCCTTGGGAAAGAGTCATTATAGCTAAGAAGGATATAGCTAAGAAGAAAGCTATTACCATGGAAGAATGTCGGCAGTTGTTTGGCATTTTTACTGAGAATGGGAATCTGCAATTTACACTAGATGTCTGCAAAATGATATTGTGCCTAGCCGGAATCAATGTAGCTGACTTATATAAAATGCAGAAGACAGATTATTATGATGGCATCTTGCATTATGAGCGTAAGAAAACTAGGACTAAGAGAGCCGACAAAGCATACATAGAAATGAAGGTTCCTGATATGCTGTTGCCAACGATAGAGAAATATCTAGCCCCAAAAGATGATCCATATCTTTTTACATTTCATAATAAGTATGCCAGTTCTCACTCTATGGACACGAATCTGGACTTCTTCTTGCGTAAGATATGCAAGGAACACTTGAATATGGAAGAGGGGTACTATAGCCCTTATACTTTTCGCCATACTTGGGCCACTATTGCACAGAATGATATAGGTGCCAATTATGAAGAGATAGGCTTTGCTATGAACCATATAAGTACCCACAAGATTACAATGGGCTATGTGAAACCTGATTTCTCCAGAGCATGGGAATTAAATGAGAAGGTAGTGGAGAAGATATTTTTCACTAATGACAAAAGCAAACGCCTGGAGGAGCATCATCAGCCTGTATTTGATAAGGTAGAGGAAACATTTGAGTTGTCTGCTGATGCCTACTTTATGGGTGAGGTTGTGGCTCATGTGGATGGCAAGGGCTACAAGAACACAGATGAGATAATAGAGCAGCTCATGGCTAGCATAAATGATACTGTGCCTAAGAACTGCACTATACAGATCAAGGTGAAGAATATCACCAAGGACCAGACGAAGTACTTTGAACGAGTCAGGGACATAAAATAGCTATTTTGTGTTAATACAGATTAAAATTGACCCAATATAAGTTAAAATAGAGCGTTTTTGCTTGATAACCAAGTCAAGGGTAGTCTTCTCTAAAGTTGAAGAAAATTTAGAGAGGACTACCCATTTTTTATAATTAGCCATTATTAACAATTTTGAGATTTTTGATGTTGATAGTGGTTTCTTGTTTCTCAAATTTCTTTTCCAGCTCCATGAAAGATTCCTCCACAGATAAGTTTCTGGATTCATCATTATTGAAAGACACAGACTGGAGTTTAGGAGCCACGTATGGAAGGAACTTTGCCACCATCGCCAGACGTCCGGCAGGCTCTTGAATCTGCATGAGATCCGTGAAAAGAGAATAGTTCTTCTCATTGATACCATTGATGTAGCCAGTAAGGGCATCGCGTAAACTTTCACGGACACTTTTGGTAACCTTATTAGGTGTGCCAGCCTTACGTCCGCCAGTCTTCTTCCTCTTTGGCTTCGGCTCATTATTATTGTCTTGTTTTACTGCCATATTCTATTGATTTTTAATGTTTACTGATAGTTTTCGGGTGCAAATATAGGAAAAAATTACGAAACTTGGTGTTCAAGTTGCGGAACTTATCACAGATAGGTAAGAAAAACGCATTACTTTTGAACAGTTTAAACATTAAAATTCGAATTTTATGGGACTTATTGGAAAAATTGCCAAGGGGCTTAGCGGCTCTGTAGGCGGAATTTTAGGCGGTGTGGCCAGTGCTGCAGGTGGACTGATGGCTGCTAAAGCCCGGAACAAAGGATATAATCAGTATATCCAGATGTATCAAGACCGATTGCAGCAGGTGAAGGATCACCGGGACAATCTGTATTATCAGGATCCTACGCAGACAGCGGAGAATCAGGTAGCCGTGACCAATGCCCAGAAGGTATTGGATAATGCTACAGCAACCGCAAAGAACACCAATATTGTTAGTGGCGGCTCTGATGAATCGGTCGCGCTGAGTAAGCAGGCAGCTCAGGAGCAGGTGGGTAAGATGATGCAAGAGGCTGCTGTGCAAGGTGCTCAGACCAAAGAAAATGTGTGGAATGGTGCTGATTCTCAGATTGATGCTATGACTAACTATATAGCCACTGTCAAGAAGGAAAAGGCTCTTTCTACTGCTCAGGGTATCACGGATGCAGCTGGTGGCTTGGCTGGAGCTGCAAGTAAATTGCCTATATAAGAAAGGAGGATGTTATGGGATTTACATTAGATGATTTAACTCCTAAACGTCCGGCAACAGCAGCAATTCCTATTACAGATTTCCCTTCTGATAATGTGGGACAGCCGGATGATACACCTGTTCAGAATACAGCTATTGATACTACTGGTATTACCGGGAATAGTGGCAAGGAATCTTTTGCCCAGCAGCCAACCGAAGATGTTACCAAGGTGGAGCCTAACCAGGGTATCAAGATAGACTGGAGCAGACCTTATAGCGAGATAGAGCAGAATCCTCTCTTGCGTCAGATGAAGCCTTATGACATTATGAGGGATTACCAGAAGAATGGTGATGGAAACTGGTCTGTGTTCATGCCATGGCTCAATACTCTGGGTGATGGAGACAAAACCGTAGCTGCAAATGAAGCCTTGAAGAAGAAAGCGGAGAGGCAGGCCAAGATGGAGCAATGGAGCAATTTCCTGATGCATCTTGGCAATTTCATCGGTACCACACAAGGTGCGCCATCGCAAAAAATAGAATCTGCACAAGAACTTACTGATCGTCAGCGCAAGATAAGAGAGGCTACAGATGCTTTGAGAGCCAAGGGGTATGACCAGATGATGGTGAATATCTATAAGGACCGTCAAGACAAACAGGCACAGATGCAGGCAGAGGCGGCTGCCAAGGCTAATGAGGCTTTGGCGGCTTATCGAGGGGCACAGAAGAATCAGGAGGAGGCTCTTACTCCTGTTAAGGTAAAGACGGAGCAGGAGAGAGGCAATGCTGCTGCTGCACAGGCTGCACTTAGTACATCGAAGAAGGAGACAGAGGATGCTTTAAGAGGCAAGAAGGGAAAATTACTTGATGCTCAAACTAATAATGCCAATGCCGGAGCTGCTGATCATAATGCTAGCGTTAACGTTAAGGGAGCGCAAGTTAGGCATATCAATTCGCAAACAGAGGGACAGAATCAGAGGAATGCCAACCAGAAAGAGGCTGATGATTTCAACACCAGGTATGTGAACGACCCTGTTTTCAAGAAACATGTGAATGAATGGGCTAAAAACAATGGTATGGCTATCGGTGGTAATGATGGCAGAGGTGGCACTTGGGCGAATGAAAAGAATCGCCAGCAGGCATCTAGATGGGCTAAGGCTAAGATGAAGTTAGACCGGACTCCTCCTTCTCGTAGAGGTAGGGGTGGCAGTAAAGTACCTCCTTCACGTAGAGGCGGCAGTAAGGTTCCACCATCAAGGAGAAGAAAGTAACTGATTATTAATCAAAAAAATAAGATAAGGTATGTTTGACGAGCAAGACAGACAATATTTTTATAATGAGTTCAAGAACAATGGCTATGAAGTAGGTAGCTATGATGACTTCAAAAAGGACTTGAACAACGAGGAAGATCGTAACTGGTACTACAATGAGGCCAAGAACATGGGGTATGATGTGGGAACACAGGCAGACTTTGACAAGATGGTGCTGGAGCCAGCTCCATCTACTTCTGGTGGTGGTAAGCAGGTAGATGCTTCTGCTACGACTCAGAGTGTAGAGCAGAAGGCTTCTACTGAAACTAAGCCGCAGGTGGCTCAACCAGCAAAGAAGCAGGAAACAACAGACAAGGATCCTGGGCTTATAGCAAAAGTTTTGGATATGATTCCTACTGGTGTTCAGACGAGCAACGGAACATATCAGCCATCACCAGAGATTCCTCAGCCGGTTGTAAAAGGTGAGGAAATGCCAGTGAAGGAAGAAACTTCTTCTTCATCATCAGCTAATGCGGCTTCTCCTGAATCTAAAGAGGCGGCTCCTGTTACGACTCCAACCGGTGTGGTGAATAATGAGGGGTTGATGGATGCCAAACTTGCCAACTATCTGGAGAACTGGAAGCAGAGACCGGATAAGCAGGGCGATTACTTTGAGAATATGGTTGCCGACTTGTTGGCTGATGGCACTGCCAATAGCAATGAGGAGGCAGTGAGCATAGTGAAGTCTGCTCTGGGCAGATATGCCAACCGTTCGGCTATGGACGTTACCAACCAGGTGGTATCTTCTTTGCCTGATGATACTGTGCAGGATGCTGAGAAGAGTATTGAAGCGCAATGGTATAGCCATGGCGTGCAGGATAAGTTGAAGCAGGAGGCATATAACATGGGTATCAGCTATGATGACTATGTGGGACTGTTCTTGAAGCCAGCTATGGTACAGAGTTTGGTTAACAAGTATGGTCCGAAATATCGTGACATCGCTGAGGGTATTGCTACACGCCTCTATTCTCACGATGAGAATGTACAGGACAGACTGATGAATCAGGACATCAATGATGCTCTTTCTAGTGTTATCAGTAAGTATGTGAATCCATCTGTAGTGGATGAGTACAACAAGGCTCAGAAGGCAGGCAGTAAGGCATTTACGGAGGGAATGGAAGGAAGCCAGTTTATTCCGGCTAATCTTCGTCTAGGTACAGCACTTGGTGCTCAGTATGAGGCAAACGAGGCCAAGGATCCTGCAAAGGTGCTTTCTAGTTTGCAGAAGAAGTTTGGCAGGCTCTACCGAAATCCGGAGTTCCTGAATGATATGAGCAATGCGGCATTTAAGGTGATGCAGCGATATGGCTTGAATGGCACTCAGAGTAGTGATCCTAAGCAGTTCAAGCCGATGATCAATTCTGTTCTTAAGAATGAACTCGACCAGTTGGAGATTAAGGGTATGATGCCTAAGGGTAGTGCTGAGTACATCATGAAGACTGGTTTGGGTAACACTATTGTGGGTAAGATTACTCGCAAGGCTGTTCAGACGGACTACCAGAACTGGCTGGAGGATATTGCCAATCAGCAGTATCAGCCTGGCTTCTGGGAGAACGTGGCTAGTGGTGCTCTGACCTTTGCAGGAGATGCCTGGAGTTATTGGCTGCCGGGAGCCGCAGGTGGCAAGTTGACTAAGAGCATGGTAGCCAAGGCAGAGGGTAAACTGGCTGGTGACCTCATGGCTAAGGGTATGGAGCGCAGGGTGGCTGAGCGAGCTGCCAAGGTACTTATCGGTAAGAGTAAAGCCGCGGCTTTGAAGAGTGGAGCCGCGCATGGTGCTGTTACCTTTGGTGGTCAGTCTGCAATCTCGAAGCCTATTGATGAGATTTATCGTACAGGTCAGTTCGATGAGAATGGCAAGATTTACAATCCTTCTGTGGGTAAGGTTATCGCTAATACTTTGGGCGAGGTGGCTAAACAGACTGCAGTAGGTGCTATCATGCAGGGTGGAACCATCGCTAATATGCTAGGCAAGGGCAGAGGCTTAGCTACCAATATTCTGGCTGATATTGGTGGTAAGGTTGCGGATTCCGGTATTATGACCGGTCATCAGATGCTGGAGCGTATGGCGCAGGATCCGAACTTCAAGCCTACCGGTAAGGATGCTGCCGAGAGTTTCTTGGAGAGCATGGCTAACCTTACTGCAATCGGCTTGCCGGGCATGGTGGGCAAGTATGCTCGATTCAAGGACGCAAGGGAGTTTAACAAGAAGTTTGACTTCTCTGATCAGGATATTGCCGAGTTGAAGAGATTCGGCTATGATGGTCTTCGTGATGCTTTTGAGAAGATGGGCATCGGGGAGTATGCTGTGGTTGGTGAGAATGCTCAGCGACTTGATGGGCAGTTAACCCAGAAGTATATGGACCTGATGAACGACAAGAGCGTGCCGGAGGTGTTGAAGGCTAAGATGATGGCTGTTGTGGAAGGCAAGCGACCTTCTTCTTTCTCGCCTGTTGTAGATTCCATCATCGTGCAGCCGATGGATAATGGCAAGGTTTATCTCGAAACTTTGAACAAGGATGGCGGTGTTGTTGACAGAAAGGAGTATTCTTCTCTTGATGAGGCTCAGAAGGCAGATAAGAAACTGGAGTATGAGAAGACTCTTGGTTTGGCTTCTGTACTGGAAGGTGAGTTCCACAATGAGTTTACGCAGGAGCATCTTGATGGCTTATACAACAAGGCAGCCCAGAAATACAATATGGGTGAGAAATTGACGGATGAGGATAAGGCAGCGGTTTACCTTCATCAGAATGCAGGTGCCATCAAGGAGATTATGGATAAGCAGCAGAAGGGTATTATCCTTACTGACGAGGAGCAGAAGCAGGTTAACGCCTACCGTCATTATTATGACAGTGCTCTGGAGAATAGTTCTGTGATGAGGGAGTTCGTCAATACTTTTGAGGATTCCCATGGTGTGGCGCGCGGTACACTTCGTAAGGCTTTGGAGTCGAAAGATAAGAAGTATGCACCTTTGGTTGAGTCTTATCTTAAGGAGCTTTACAATTCCATTGAACTGAAACGTGAAATGAAGCAGATAGAGGATGATAAAAAACGTATAGAGCAGGGCGATGTTGATGGTGCAAAACCAGCTACTCCTGTTGAGGGACCTGCTTCTGTAGAGGGTTCTGCTGGTGGTCAGGAGCCTCCTGTTTCAGAGGAACCTGCTCCATATCAAGACCGTACCAACTCCGTACCAACTCCGAGTGATGCAGAAGTTGCTGCAGACCCTGCAAACTCTGCTGCTGAGGGTGCAGGAAATGAGCCTAAGGTTGCAGGCTCTGATGCTTTTGTTATGGGACAGAATGCCTATAAGAATGGGGATTCTGAGGCTTTGCAGGCTATCAACTATAATAGTGATTTGGCAACAGGACGTTTGAAGCGAGCGTTTGCTGATAACGAGAAGATGCCTGATATTGTAGCCAATGCCTATAATGAAGGTAGAGATATGGAGCAGTTTGTGGCCATGCACGCAAGTAGTTTGACTCCAGCACAAAAAGAGGCTATCAGTAAGTATGTAGAGGCGATGGATGCCAAGAAGGGTGCTATTGATGCTCTGCAGCATGCCGATGATGGCTATGGTGAGGCTTTGAAGGAACAGCTCTGGCCATACCAGACGGAAGACGGAAACATCGTGCCAGCTACTCTGGATAGCGGAAAACAGGTATTTCTGAAAAAAGATAACGAATATGGTGGAGCCTTTGTTGTCGTTCCTGATGAGCAGGGACTACCTACGATTAAGCAAGTATCTAAAGCAAGTATTATAGAGAAAGGCACTCCTGTTCCTCTTGATGAATACATCGAAAAAGCAGTGGCTCAGCAGAAGGATGCAAGAAATAGGCAGTTTATCAGCCAGTTTGATGGCAGCGGGCTTAAACGTGGGGATATTGTATCAGTTTCTATGGAAGAGGGTGATGAGCCTTCTGATGTTAAAATTGTGGGGTATACTGACGATGGTCATGTTATATTGACAGATACGGATATAGATGTTAATGCACAAATAGACCCAAAAAAGTTGGAGTCTGTTACCAAGGACAAGTTCAATGCTTGGCGACAGAATGCCCTCAATGTCTCTATTGGTGCTGAGCTGGATGCTGAGGACGCACAGCGTGCCAATGATGATGCAACCAAGGCTGAGGCTGATAAGAAACAGCGTTATGCCAATGGCATCGTGGGGCTGAGCGAGGGCCAGCCGGACTATTCTTCTAAGGATACAGATCCAAAAGTGGCGGCTGAGTATCTGCAGGAGCAGTTTGTGGAAGACCATGGCAAACTTTTGAATCTGGTTAATGGCAGCCGTGATGACATCAAAACGCAACTTGCCAACAAGAGAAAGGCTGCTATTGAATATCAGAACTGGCTTGATACCAATGCCGATCTTGACCCGGAAAAAGCTAAGAAGGTGGAGGATGAGTTGAGTCTGGTTAATGAGCAGATTGCTGATCTTGATGCTCGTTTCAAGAACTGGAATACTATCCGCAACAGTGTAATGACTCCTGATGAGGTGAAAGCTATGAAGGAGGAGCGCAAGGCTGAGGTAGAGAAGGCTGGTGTTGATGAATCAGCCATCGTGCCATCTGATGATTTCCATGTGCTCGTACTTGAAGATGAAGAATTGAAGAAGCAATATCCAACTATGGATGAGGCTACCGACTATATTACTTCTCAGCGCAAAGACCTCTATCATACCCAGGAGGATGTGGAGCGCAAGATAAATGGTGTGAATGATATGCTGAATCAGTATATCAATGGTGAAACAGAGCTGGACCCTAGCCAACTTATGGAATTGAATACTACAAAGGCTCAACTGGAGGCCCTGCAGACTAATTTGTCTGTTGCTGCCAAGGGTTTGAAGGCTCAGGCTAATAAACTCAGCAAACTCTACAAAACGGAAGTTAGCAAGCAGGAAATGGAGAAACTGGGCATGACACCTTCAGAGCAACGCAAGGCATTGGTGGCTGATGCGCTGAAGAAGAACGATATGAATGCTATCCATGATATATATAAGGATGCTTCCGTTGATGTGATGGACTTAACTCCTCAGACTCTCGAAGAGGCTGTATCAGAGTCTTTGCTTCCTCATAGCTTGAATCCAGAATCTCTTCAATATGAGTTGGGCAAGAGCAATTTTAAGTTTGGTATTGGCAAGGGGTATGATTCTAATAAGTTCAATTATCTTATTGCAAAGAAAGGAACCGGTATGTCGGTTAACGAATTTGCTGTGAGAGTATATAATGACCTTCCTGTAAACTTGCAGGATATGGGATATACCGATCAAGATGTTCGTAATGCCCTTCTTGATATGTTCAAGTCTTATGACAGCGTGAAGGAAATGAGAAATGTGGCTCTAATGAACCGCATAGCTGCTGCAGAAGATGAACTTTCAAGCGAGGAAGAGTATTACGAAGCACAGAAAGAGCGAGAAATTATCGAAAGACAGGCAGAAATTGAGCAATATAAATCGTATATTCACGAAAAAGAGTTATCTTTGCCGTCTGAAAGCGAACTTGATCACATCAATGGACTTGAATTTGAACGTATGATGGAGATTGAGGATCGTGAACGAGAGTACAAACAATATGTTAAATCAATTTTACCAGAATTAGCTGATTATGATGACAGAAGCAATGAAGAAGGATATGGAGGAGGCAGTAGCCTGGGTAGCGACTCTTCACGGAGAGGAGTTGATGAAGGAAATAGCCAAGGCGAAGAAGTTGGTAACGGAGAAGCATCTTCTGAGTCCGAGATTGGAGAAGGCTCTGATAGCGGACGCAAAGGGCGACAAGAGACTGGCGGCATGGAACCTGGCAAAGGCTCAGCTGTTCGAGGCTCACATCTACCGCAAGAAACATCCTTCGGAGAACGTTTAAAGAGTGCCATTTCCGAAACTGAGACCGAACCTACAGAGGCTCAGAAGAAGGCTGGCAATTACAAAAAAGGTCATTTGTCCTTTGGTGGCTACGATTATACCGTAGAAACACCAAAGGGCGTGACTCGCAGCGGTAAGGACGAGCAGGGTAAGCCTTGGAGCGTGACCATGCACGATACTTACGGCTATATTCTTGGTAAAATTGGCGTTGATGGTGACCATATTGATATGTTCATCAATGACGCTGCAGACCTTGATACTTTTGATGGTAACGTTTATGTTGTTGACCAGGTGAACCCAGAGACTGGTGAGTTTGATGAGCATAAGGTGATGTATGGCTATCCTTCTGAGGAGGCTGCTACAGAGGCTTATCTTGCCAACTACTCTAAAGGCTGGAAGGGACTTGGTAAGGTTACTTCTGTGCCTAAGGCTACCTTTGACAAGTGGCTGGAGTCTTCTGACCGCAAGACTAAGCCTTTTGCGGAGTATGCTATGGTACAGAAGGAACAGACGAAATTTGACCGCGATGTGAAGGAGGTGAAGCCGGAGAATCTGACAGAGGCGCAGAGGGTGGCTTATGATGCTGTATCTACTATGCTTAAGAAGGCTGGCATCCCTGTGAAGGTTGTTAGCAATGAGGATATGGAGAAGGTGGCTGAGGCGCAGGATAACCTGGCAGTAGAAATGCTTTTGAATGATCCTCGTCTTCGCTTCTATATCAAGACTCCAGAGCAGAAGGAGGCGGCCAAGGCTGCTTATGACTGGGCTGCAAAGAACAGACCGGACAAATTTAAGCAGTATGCCATCGTTAATATGGATAATCCGAACCAACCTCCTCAGTACTTCGAAAAGAAGGCCTTAGCTGAGAAGTGGCGCAAGTACTATACCAATGCCTGGAAGATAGGAAACTACAAGGCATTTAATCTCAATAAGCCATTTGAGGAACAGATCAAGGACGTAAAGGGTGATGTTCCTAGTGAGTTTGACCCTTATAAGGCAGAATCTCTGCTCAATAAGAGAATCGAGTTAGAGAAGCAGATTAAAGAAACCGAGGATTCCTATAATGCCAAGAAGAAAGAGCGCGCAGAGTATCAAAATCAGTTAATGCAGGACTATATGGATCAGCATGGCTTATCTTCTGAGAACGATATTCCAGATGATGTTTGGACTGACTACAGGGATAAATCCTTTGAAAAGTATCAAGATACACTTGATGACTTGTTCCATAAGTATGTTGAGTTAGATAATCAGTTGAAGGCTGTTGCTGAGCCTGGAGTGCAGTATTTGAAGGGTAAGGGTGTGGTTTATGGCTACACTGATGGCAAGCAGATTGTGCTGAACCAGGAGCATCTGAATCCTAATACTCCTATCCATGAGTATCAACATCTTTGGCGTACTGCTGCCAAAAACATGAATCCGGAACTTATAGAGCATGGTGATAAACTCATCATGCAGACCCAGCTATTTGCCGATTTGAAGCAGGATCCTAACTATAATTATCTGACAGATGAGCAGATTTGCGATGAGGCTTTTGCTCGTTTGACCGGTGAGGACGGAGCTGCCATCCTGGAACAGATGGCTAAGGATGCTATCAAGGAGAATCCGCTTGATACAGCAAAGGAGCTGAGTGTTATCAATAAGTTGAAGGAGTGGCTGAAGAAGTTCTGGTATTGGACTCTTGATACATTTACGAAGTGGAAGCCTGAGGACATAAAGAAAATGACCTTGGAGGATATTCGTAATCTTGTGTTGAGAGACCTGGCGAATGGGGTGGATCCACGAACTAAACTTCATGAGGCAGAGAATGCTGATGACATCAAGTTTATGGGTTCTACTACTAAGAAACGTATGAAGGACATTTCTACACAACTAGAAGGTAGAGAACTTGATGAAGCCCAACAGGCAGTTGCTGATGTTTATTCTGGGAAAAAGGATAATGTATCATTAACCGTGGAGCGTGAAGATGGAAGCAATAAAATCATCATGCGCCAAGGAAATGATAATCATGCAGGAACAAAGCATAGCGTATTCCGTCATTATGGTGTAAAAGCTAATTCTTTAAATGTTGATGATTTGTTGCTGATTCCTACAGTATTAAAAGAAGGTGAACGCAAAGTAAGCGATAATGGCAGAGTTGCCTATGTTTATGTAGATCCAACTTCACAAGTAAAATACACTGTAGTAACAGAACCAAAGAATAACAAGGAATTTTTTAATGATTTCTATTCAAATAAAAAAGCAAATCCATCAGAGACGTCTAGGGTAGTTGAAAACTCCACAAACACTCCCGAAGGAGCACATAACAATGATGGAAATGCTTTTATGGATGCAAAGGTAGATAATAATTCTGAAACCGCCAAGGGAAATGGTGAAAATTTATCTGTGGAGGATAAAATAAAGGCTGTTTCTCAGCAATTTGGGGTTGATGAGGCTGATGTGGCGATGTATGCCAATGCTATAAAGAAGGGTTCTACTGCTGAGGCTGCACGTGCCAGGGCTAATATTAAGCGTCACTTGATGCAGGTAAATGAAGGTAACATTTTCTCATTTAAGGATATGGTTAAGTACACCGTGCCTGTAAATAATGCCTTGAAGGAGAATTTTGGCGACCTTGATGCCATGATCGAGGAGCGCATAAAGCAGGTAGAGGCTGAGCGTAACGCCATGGAAGCCGCTAGAAAAAGAGCTGAGGAAGAGGAAGCTAAGCGAAAAAAACACTTGGAGGAACTTTCTCTGATTCCTGATGTTCAACTTGACAAGCAGTATATGGATGCTCTTGCTAAGGGTGATGATGCTACTGCCAGGGAGATGCTTGATGAGGCTGCAAGACGCAAGGGCTATGATGATACGGAAAGCTCATATCAGGGTGTAGGCGCATGGAAAGCACCGGGAAACCCTGGATATGAAAGTGACAAGGCGAGACGTGACGATTGGGAATCTAGCGGCTCGGATGTGAACTTGGAGGATATGGCTTTGGGCTATACTCCTCAGCCGGATGATTACTTCTCTCACCCTGAGCGTTATTCTCAGAACACTCCTCATGGATTGGAATCTGTGAAAGCCATCAATGCGGCTATTGATGCCATTAAGAATGGTGAGAAGGATGTTAAGGTAAAGGTTTATCGTGCTGTTCCTACTTCGGTGAAGGAAAGTAAGTTGCGTAATGGTGACTGGGTTACTCCTTCTAAGAAATATGCCGAAATGCACGGAACAAACCGTCTGGAAGGCAAATATCGTATCATCGAGGATGAAGTGCCTGCAAATCAACTGTGGTGGGATGGTAATGACGCAAACGAGTTTGGCTTTGATGATGGCAAGGAGTATAAATACAAGAATGCCAAGAACAACAGAAAGTTGAACGACCTTGTTACCTATGATGATAAGGGTGATGTTATTCCTCCTTCTAAGCGTTTCAATTCTCGCAAGAGCGATGTCCGATTTCATCGAGTGACTGAGGTGAAATCTCCTATCGTGGAGCAGAAGTTGCAGAAGCATCCTGATTCGCTGATGAAGGCTGGCACTTACTTTAGTGGTGGTGGACTGGTAGAGGAAGGTTTGAAGGGTATCATCGACCCTGTAGTGGCTGTGGAATATGACCGGAAGATAAGCGGTGTATATCGCAACAACTTCGGGCAGCATATTGTTACGGCTGACGTGAGAGACGTGGATCCGAAGGAACTGGTGAAACATATTGATGGCGAGGTGGAGTATTTCCATGCTTCGCCTGTATGCAAGAACTATTCGCAGGCCAAAAGTAATAGTGGAGAGGTGGAACTCGACAAGGAGGCTGCCAAGAGCACTGCCGACTTCATTGATGCCGTGAAACCGCGAGTGGTGACTATCGAGAACGTGAAGGGTTACAAAGACTCTGAGGCGATGAAGATTATCACCCAGGCGCTGGATAAAAACGGCTACAAATGGGATGTAGACGTGTATAATGCCGCAGATTTTGGAGGCTATACCAGCAGGGAGCGACTAATTGTCAGAGCCGTGAAGGATGGAGAACTGCCTGAAAAGCCAAAGAAGCAACCACGTAAGGGTGGATGGCTAGAGGCTGTGGAGGATATTCTTCCTACCTTGACGGTGAAGGAAAGCGGTGTGGCTCCATGGATGGATGCCAGATTGAAGGCTGACGGAATTGACTGGCAGAAGGTGGAGAAGCCTCTTTACGTAATGGGCAGTGCTTATGCCGATGGCAAGATTCCTCATGCCTATGGGGATGAGATTCTGCCTACGCTGAGAACCAAGAGTGGTGATGTGATCATCATGCCGGGTGGAAAGGTATTGCGTGCTGATGGCAGGGTCTTGGCTAGGATTACCGGACTGGGCGATGACTATAAATTGCCTAAAACGGAATCTTTGGCACATACCATCATTGGCAATGGTATTCCGGTGCAGTTGACTCAGGGCGTGATTGCTCCTCTGCTGAATAAGGATGACTTGTCGGGCAGAAATGTATTGGCACGACTTGGCAGCTCTATCTTCAAGAACAACTGGGATGCAGACAAGCAGAAACAAGTGAGCGACCGGGTAGTGAACACTGCCAACAAACTGGGTGGTGCTGAGGCTACAGTTTACACTTCTGTGGATGAGGTTCCAGATGCTTATCTGAGTGATGTGAAAAATGGTGCTACAGGATGGTATGACCCTACTACGCACACGGTACATGTTTATCTGCCTAATTGTGCTGATGCCAACGAAGCAGAGAGAACGGTGCTGCATGAGAAGATAGGCCATGAGGGTATGGAAGTACTTCTTGGTGGCGAAGATGGCGTGAGAAAGTTCGCCAACTTCGTTTATCGTTCCGTAGGTAAGGATGTTCGAGGCAAGATTATTGACTTTGCCAATAAATATGATCCGGACTGGAAGAACTCTGACCGCATGAATGTGGGAACGCAGGAGTATATCGCTCATCTTGCCGAGGAGGGTCCTAAGACTGCTGAGGACTTTTCTCTTTGGACCAAGATTAAGCATTATCTTATCAAGGTGCTTAAGAAACTGGGTGTTCGTGTGCCGGGACTTCTCAATGACAAGGATTTGAGATACTACCTGATGAAGGCTGGCAAGGCTCTGCATGTTTGGGACAATATGCCTAAGGAGAAGCAGGAAGCCATGATGAAGCAGGCTAGCAATGCTGAAATCAAGGATGCGCTATCTGATGGTGCTGGTAAGGGCAAGCCGAGACAGAAGAAGGGCGAAAGCACTATTCAGTACATGAAACGTGTACAGGAGTGGCGTAAATGGCAGAATGCACGCGAGGACAAAGAGAATCCAGAACCTCCAATGTTCTACGACATTGATAAGGATGAAGCAGGCAAAAAGGAATGGGCACAGCTCAATAAAGACTGGCGTGAACGCCACCACCTTGTTGGCGAGGAACCTACTGGTATGCCTATCCGAATGGAAAATGAAGAGGATGATGCCTACATGAATCGTATTCATGAATATGAGAAATGGCAGGCAGCCATGAAGGACCAGGAAGACCCTTTGCCAGATATGTTTGCCTTCGAAAAGAAGAAGCAGGAGAAGGTGAAACGCAAGTATGAGGACTGGCTGGCCAAACATGACCTGCTGGAGCAGCAGCAAGCCGATCTGGACTTGTATGAAGGTAAGATTTACCCTGCAGAGACCAATCCGAAGGCTGATGCACTGGAGCAACAGGTGATGCAAGATTTGGCAGAGGTGACCAGTACTGACGTGAGCAAGGAAGGTGCAGCAAAGACCGTTAAGCATGCCGTTATCCATCGTAGAAAGAATATGGAGGAGGCTAGTGCAGACGATGCCATCTATATCAATGATGTGAAGAACAGAATCGAGAAGATGGCTGATAGCGGTGCTTTCGATAAGTTGCTTTCTGACTACCAAGGCAAGCCTAACCGAGCAGAAAAGCTGGCTGAGGCTATACCTTATATAATAGAGGCTCCTAGACGTTTGCGTGACCTGGCACACGATTTAAACGCCACTGGTGCTTTCGACAAAGGACATATTCATATCCAGCCAGCTGATGTAGAGGCTATCCAACCTTTCGTGGCAGACTTGATTGCTGAGACAGCCAAGAAGCATACCGAACTGAAAGATGGCAAGGAAGTGGAGGTATATGATGATCCGCAGGCTGTGGGTGAGGTGGCTAGCAAGATGGCACAGGCCATCAATGCCAATCATCAGGGTGAGGAAGGTTTTGTACCTATTGATGGTTCAGATATTCTGAGCGAGCATGTATTGCCACTGGTGAAGCAGCAGATTGTGCCTGAGGGTATCGATTACAAGAATCTCTCGCCAGAAATGAAGGCAACCCTTGATTCTATCCGTGACTGGTATAATTATACCTACGACTGGTTGAAGGATAATCGCACCTTAAGAGAGGACACAGGATATAATGCCGACTATGTAAACCATATCTGGGATAAAGAGAAGAGCGACAAGCAGGCTTATGCGATGTATGTGGAAAACAGACAGCGCACGAAAAGCCCGAATGAGAAGCCGAGAACCATCAGCACCCTGATGGAGGGTATCAGCGTGGGACTTGTGCCTAAGACTACCGACATCACAAAGATGATGGCTTACTATAGCAGAAGCAATATCGAGGCTTGGGTAAACAAGACGATGCTGCAGGAGTTGAGCGGATTGAACGTGATAGAGCGCAATGAGGATGGAGAAATCATTTCTTCTGACCCACTGCTTTCTTCTACGCCTCCTTTTAACCTGGAGCAGTATCAGTACTTTGAGATTCCGGGTGTGGGTCCGGTATGGGTATATAATGTATCGCCTAAGCAGGTGAAGGTGAAGAATCCTATCACTGGCAAGGAGAGGGTGCTTTATAGCGAGGCTAGTGCCGGAGACCGATTCGGTGTAGTATTCGAGACCTATCAGTCTTCTCCTTTCTGGAAGGCGTTTGATACGGCTGCTTCGAGTGCCAAGAAACTGGAATTGGGCTTTAGTGGTTTCCATGCTGGCGCATTGACGGAGGTTTATATGGTACAGAACATGGTGGAATTTGGTCCGAAGAAGGCCATGGCCAACTTTATGAAGTATATCTTTGCAGATACGATGAAGAACCATGAGCTGCCATGCTTCGCCAATCCTCAGGATTTTCAAGAGGCTGCTTCCCATCTGGTGAAGTTCGGAGCAACCAACGACTATGCTGCAGCGGATGTACAGAACATGTTCGACAATATGCGCGATGCGATGATGAAGGTGCAGGAGAAGTTGAAGGACGGAAATGGAATTTCCGGAACGGTGGCTTTGGCTACTATGCCATTGAAGGTGGCAACGCAGATGCTTTCGCTCATCAACAAGGGTATGGATAGAGCCTTGTGGGATTTTCTCCATGACGGACTGAAACTTGCTACCTATCGTATGAGGGCAGACAAGACCAAGGAGCGTGCCAAGGAAAAGGGATGGAGTGCCGAGGAACTGAACCGTGCTTTAGATGAAGACGGACAGTTTGTGAACGATATGTTTGGCGGTCAGCACTGGGATGTGTTGGGAGCCAGCCATCGAACTTTGCGTTATGCCGGACGAATTCTTCTTTCGCCAGACTGGAATGCTTCTACTACTCGACACTTCCTGGCATTAACCGGATTTGGTTCTATCTGGAATGAGGCTACCTTTGAGAACTTCAAACAGTATTACAAGAGGCTCAAACATAAGGAACTTACACCGGAGGATGAAGGCAGAAGAAGCAGGCAGATTTCTGCTTTGCTCTGTTATGGTATCGGATTCATGGTATTTTATGAGGGTATTGCCAATGGCATCAATGCTGCCTTCCGTGCCCTGGACGAGGAGAAGGAGCGCAAAAAGGCTGAAGAGATCAGGAAGACCAACCCAAGCTATAAAAGCATGTATGAACTGGCTTATGGTGACGAGGGCATGAAATGGTATGACTATCTGATGAGAGGCAATAGCCTTGGCCAGCAGAGCAAGATCTTCTTAGGCAGATATGAAGATGGTACAGAAATGTATGTGAGACATGGTAAGCAGTTCCGTGAGGTTCCGGAATACCTTTTCAATCATAAGGGAGAACTAGAGTTCCCTGGACCTATGGTTCAGCGAATGATAGGTAAGGCTAACCCTATGGTGAGAATGACCTTGGATGATATAAACTATCTGAGCGATTTCCAAGCCAGCCATGCGGATCAAGAGATTCAGCGCAAGTATGGCAAGACCATCGGATTGCTTTATAAGGATGCTTTGTACTGGGCACCTTTCCTGATTCCGAGCCAGGAGAATAAGGAGTTCAAGGCCGTTGATTTCTTCTTCCCTTCCAGCAAGGGTTTCTCTCCATGGAAGGCTCAGAGTTACTTCAAGGACTTTATCCTTAGCGGTGACATGGAAGGTGTGGTGATGACCTATCAGAGCTGCCAACGCAACGGTATTGATGCTGAGGCTCAGATTAAGGCTGCCATCGGCAGTGTGAAGGCACTGGAGAGTGCGGAAATGAATGATGGCGTGACTTCGCTGCAGGTGGCTTGCCAGCGCTTTGATGCTGCCAAGAGTATCACGGAGAAGAAGAAGATGCGCCAGAAGATGAAGAAATTCCTCTCGCAGAGTGATTACAAGGCTTTCACCCAGAAGGAGGCTCTGGACATGGTGCAGGGCTATCTGAACGGTGATGAAGACTTGAAGGAAATGGAGAAGGCTGAAAGCAAGTACCTGATGAAGGCTAAGGCAGAGGACGTGACGGAGGACTGGAGAATACAGAACGTCTGGAACGGAACCATGGAGACTTATCAGGAGTATCAGCGTTTGAAGGATGTTGATAAGGCGAAGGCAAATGCCTTTAAGAACAGCAAGACCAACAAGCGACTGTTTGCGGCCAGAAAGGCTATCTCTGCTGCCAAGAGGAAGATGAATAAGGCTAAGAAGCAAATGGATGGTACAAACGATGCTGCCAAACTGATAGAGATTCGGAATACCAGAAAGGAGCTGCTTAAAACGTTGAACGGAATGGAGTAGCCTTCGGGCTACTTCACTCTAGGAAATGTTCTATATTTCCGAAAATAGGCTTTGGCCAATTCGTTTTTATGTTCAATATTTCCACACATAGAAAAAGGGACTTGCTTCACAGCGAGTCCCTTTTTGATAGTTATAAAAAATCTAAATCCAAATAAATTTATAATAGTTATGATTAATGAATCATTTGTGTGTTTAAAGTTGAAGACATTGGAGCGATGTTATCCGAGAGAAGTACCAGATGCATTCTCTGGTTCCTTTTTCTTTGGTGATGCCCAGCGTATGTAATCAGCCATGCTGTCATCCATGCGCTGCTGCTCACTCTTCGGATTCTCCTTCTTTTTCTCGCCCCAGAGACGTTGGGTAATATCATCCAAACACCACTGCCAATCGTCTCGAAGAGTGATGACCTTGGAACTTGGCATGATGGTTACATCTGCCTTTGGTGGATCAACACGCTTGGTGTTGCCATCCTTATCGGTCTCCTCCTTGGTACTGATAGAGGCGAAAGGCACGTTATTGTCATTAAGAAACTTCTCCACATCCTCCTTCTTGTTGTCGCAAAGGAGAATGCAGACGGAAACCTTATTCTTCTTCAAGGTGGTGAGGGCTTCTTTAGCCTTGCCTACCAGGGAGAGGTTGCCTTTATCGTCTTTTGTGATGACGCAGGCTTCGTGAACATTGATTGATTTACTCATACTTAAAAACGTTTTTAAATGAAATGCGGAACAAAAATACTAGGAAATGATGGAAAAGTAATGTTAAGTTGCGCAACTTATCACTAATAAGCGAGAAAAATGCGGTATTTTTGGCGAAAAATTAAGAATTATGGTTGACAATCATGTAATAAATGACATATCGAACTATGCAGAGCCGGGACCAGACTCACTTGAAGGAGTGAGCCGGGAGCGGTTTACGCAGAGCCAAAGTAATCTTCTGTTGCTGCAATGGGCTTGCCAATACTTCTATGATGGTGCAGAACTGAGAAAGAAGTGGAAGCGAGCGCAAGACTTCGTGATGGGAAGACAGTTGGAAGAGCTGATAGAATGGAATGGAAGAAAGATTACCATCCGGCAGTATATGGAACTGAAAGGTATGCCAATACTGGAATACGATGTAATCGGAGACAAACTTCTTTCGCTCGTTGGTCTTGTGCGCCAGCAGCGCAGTACTGCTACATGTAGTGCCGTGGATCCAAACGAGGAAGACTATATCAGTTTCTTCAATGAATATCTTCGTCAGAACGACAACTTGAACGACAGGCAAGAGTTAGACGCGAGAATGTTTTACGCCTTCTGTGTCTTCGCCTTTGTGGGCATGAAAACCTATTATGGCAGAAGGGATGGCAAGAATGGTATCTTTGACTATTCTGTAGACATCTTTAAGCTAGCTTTACCACCTTTCTTTAAGTATGACCTGAGCGATGTGGAATTTATTGCTGAGGCTCATGATTTGACTTGGCGAGAGATTATTGCTACCTTTACAAATGGAAGCAAGGAAGAGGCTAATAAACTCAGTGAGATCTATCTACAGACGCAGCACCATTTTGCGCCCGAACAGACTTATCACCCGACTGGTGAAGCCCAGTATGCCGGAATAGATGATTTCACCCATTCTTCAGTAGTAGGCAAGTACCGGGTATTGGAAATCTGGACAAAAGAAACCAGACCAGCCATTTGGGTACATGACTGGGAGAGTGGAGATTGCGGATATGCCTCTCCTGACCAGCGTGCCTTCTATGAGGAGAAGAAACGCAAGATAGAGGAATCCAACATCATGAAAGATGAGAATGGCCTACCTATGCTCGATGAGAATGGTGAGCCTATCTACTATGTAGACCCTTCTGAACTTAAGACCATCGAAATTAAGGATGAGGCAGAAACCTACTGGTTCAGAAGATATATCACACCGAATGGCTATCTGCTGGATGCCAGGGAATCACCATACTATGTGCTCAGGGACGGATTCAGAACCTCTATCCATCCATACACCTTCGTTGCCTATCCATGCTTGAATGGCGAAGTAAGAAGTTTTACGATGCGAGCCGAAAACAACCAGCGCACCTTGAACCATTATATGATGATGATCAACTTCATTGTAGCGAATGGTGCCAAGGGAACGATGCTTGTTGACGAGAACGCATTGAGCGAGAAACAGAGCATCGATGAAATGCAGGTGAACTATACCAAAACGGATAGTATCATCTTGTGGAACTCCAAGAATGGAGGTAAACCACCTCAGACATTGGTCAACAAGAGTATTCCGGCAGGTGTTGACTTCATGGTGAATTTTGCCAAGACGATGGCAAGCGAGGGAAGTGGTGTGCAGGGTGCTCTTCAAGGACAGCACCGGAATACCAGCGGTAAGCAATATCAGTTGGAAAGAGAATCATCATCTACCACCATACAGGACTTTGTTGAGAGTTTCAACAACTTTAAGGTACGTGTGGCCAAGAAGAAACTTTACCTGATACAGGAATTTTGTACCGATGCTGACAGCGTGAAACTGACAGGTGATGAATTTGAAATTCACTTCAATTCAGAGACCATGAGAGATATGGATCTAGATGTTTCTATCGACTTGGACGCATACAGTCCACTTATCAGAGCAGCCAACAACGATATGGCTTGGCAGATGATGGTGAGCGGCAAGATGGATCCTTATACCATGCTTACGGTTGCTAATTTCCCTGGTACAGGAAGAATGAGGAAATACTTCAAGGAGCAACTGGAAAAGCTAGAAGCTCTTCAGGCACAGCAAGCAGCCAATGGACAGATGCCTACAGATGGAGGGCAACAACAGGCAACAGCACCTGATACGCATCTAAAGGATTCCAGTGATGGAGCAAATGATTTGGCAGCCCTTCCTTCGGCAGCTATGTAGAAAAGAAGTTCTTAGTTAATTCATAATATTGAACGAAATGTTGTTCGGTTCTTAGATTAGATTATTTTATTTTTTTAGGTTTATTAGTTTTTAAGGTTGTTAGATTGTGAAGAGGAAGCCGTGATGGTCTCCTCTTCTTTTTGTTTAGTCAATACCATGTTTCTTCTTGTATATGCGTAACTTAAACATCAGGGTAGAAACTCGGTACATGTAGTATTCTTGCCAGTTTTTTAGTTTGGTTGTGCGCACCTTGTTGTCCGCATCGCAGCCGATGGCTCCCCACTTGGAAGGGGTATAGTAGTAGGATGCGGCTTTGATGTCTTCTACATTTTTGAAATAGCGAGTGGCTTTCCACTTGCCCATCTGGACTAATCTTCGATAGGAGAGCATGCACTTGCGGTTAGGATCGTAGGTCATAATCGCCCAATCTTTATGCGACTGGTCGTAGAGCATGTAGAAACGAGGCGCACCACATTCTTTATACTTGGCAATGGTTGCCTTGACTCCTTTTTGCCACATGCGTGTGGCACGGAAAAGTTCGATACGAGTGACGATAGGCTGGTAGATGGCTATGAGCATCTTACGCAGCAGGTTTGAATAACTTTGTTTCATTTTTCTTTTTACTTTTAATTATTAACTTATATGGACAGGCGATAGAATCGCCTGGAACGGTGACTATACAGGGGCGTATCATGCTGCTGGCTAGATAGAGGCTAGTTGCCCCACCACCTATGCCTGACAACTCAGCTACTACTGGAGGGCGGTTGCGGAGACGTTCACGTTCTATCTCTGACTTTGAACGGAATGGAACGATTTCCGGTGCTGGCATATCCTTTTCTACGTAGAGGGCAATGGCGCGCGCCATGACACGGTCATCATGCTTTCCGGCTACGGCTCCATAACAGTCGTTCTGCTTGTAATAGAGGAAATAGGTACATTCGTCTATTGCCGCAAGTTCTCGTTCCATATAGCCACCATCACGGATGATGCGAGCCATGGTCTTCACTACTGCCACCTTGGTTGCCTTGTTGGTATTGAATCCCCATTTCATTTCGATATTCTTCACCTTCTTCAGTTTGGATTGTGATGCGCTATAGAGGTTATCGTATAGAGGCAGAAGGATAGGGAAGAACAGCTCTGACTGATTGCCCTCGGTATTGTTCATGCGCGAGTAGGCGGTATTGTTCTCGATGACCAGATAAGCATCATTATAGAAATGAGCTATCTGGGCGCAGCGCATGGCTAACTGATCGGCATCGCAGTGGCCATGCCACTCAGCTACGATTTCCGGTACACCACCATAGATTTCATCGTAGCGGTCGAGGACTACAATATCTGAGAAGTCGGAGGTTTTATGAGAACCACCAATATCGCAGGCTACAACGTAACGGTGCTTGACAATCTCGGAGTTATCGGGTCCAGCCCAAACTTTGAGAGGTCCACCAGCACGCTCTACGAAACGGATGTTGTTCATGCAAGCAGGGTCGGCTGCATCGTAGGAATCTCCCTCGATGTCGCCCACCATGATAGGCTCGATGCCCTTGCAGTCCTCTTCCATTTCCTTCAACTTGTATGGGTCGAAGACTGTAGTACCTGAGAAGAGGAAGGCTTCTACATCATCAGAAGGGAACTCCTGACGCATATCGTCAAGAGTCTCATACTCCTTGGACTTCTCGATATACCAATGGATGCCCTCGAAGGATGCGCCTTTACATTCGTAGAGCCACCAATAGTACTTACCATGACCTTGCTCGTCATTGCGATTCTTCCACAGCCAGATGGCGAAATCGGCACGTTCATCCTCGGAAGCAAATGGCAATATATATTTTTCAATTTCGAACCATGCCACGAAGACAGGAGTAAATGCAGACAGAGGTTTTCCGTCTTTGTCTACTGAGTTTGCGGCTACCCAGGCATCGTGGAACTCGTTTTCTCGTCCGTTAGGCGTTGACTCTCTGACGATGAATGTTAAAGGATCTGGCTGAATAGATGATGATGCAGCCTTGATCACCTTAGCCGGAGTCCACTCTGTGGTGTTAGGGAAGAAGGCTTCCTCTGTAATATGAGCAAGGGCAGCATCACCAGAACGACAAGATTCTGGGTTACGGGCAGAACCAGTCTGTATCTTGCAATCGCGTGGAATGAGATACTTGATATTCTGTATGGTTCCTGATGTCTTGATTTTGCGAGGGTCGTTCTTGAATGGTACACCAATATCGTAGAAGAGCCATGTCGGAATGGCATTAATTAGCTTCTCGTACATATCGAATACCTGTGTGGCAGATGAAGACTGGTGGCCAACGATATTACTATTCCAGTTTGTCTTCCAGAAGATCTGCAGCCAAGCCATGTAGATGTCGGTGAGGGTAGAACCACCCCATTGGCGGCACTTCAAGAGAATGACACGGATATAGTGGTACTGACTGTGAAGGCGTAACTGTTCGAAGACCTTGGCTAGTTTGATCTGGGCATTGCGAAGAAGAAAAGGTATATCCTCGCCACCATCCTTATTCTTGATTCGGGCATAGGCGTAGGCGAAGAAATAGAAATCGTGCTTACAGCGCAGGCGGATGAGATACCGGAAGACAGCATCACGAGCCTTCTCTTGGTCGAAGTCTGGCATGTACTTATCGCAAAAGGCCTCTATAGAACCACATTTGATGATGGCACAGAACTTCTTTTCCTTCAACATTTCCACCGGGAGCCAGAGTTTCTTTCCCTTTAAGAAATCCGAGATGACACATTCAAAGCGGAGACCAGGGGCATTCTCTCCTGTAATGGGACGATAAGTAGCGAGGAGACTTTGGAGTCTTCTCTTATCTTCTTCAAGAATCTCTTTGAGTTTCTTATCAGAAATCTGCTGCTGAGGTCGAACCTTTAAGGAGGATTTTGCTACAGGCATTCGTTATATATAATAATGTTAAGTGTTGAATGTTAAATGTTAAGTGTGTTGGCATGTCGGATAAATCTCTCTGCCTTGGCATAGATGAAACCTAAACAGAATAGGACTATGTGGATGATACCAGCTATGTAAGGGAGGAGGAAACCTATAGCCATACCGAGCATCATTTGCCAGAAGTAGATGCGGTGATACCGATAATACCATTGCGCTGAGAATCCCATGAAGAAAGAAATAAATACGGATGCACCCAATACAGGTAATGCCGGATAGTATACGAACGATAGCAACACGGAGCAGAGCCATGCAGCCAGTAGGCGATGGAAGCGAAACTGATGATGAACCATCAATATGCACCATCCGTTGATACCCCAGTGTATAAAGTTGGCATGACCGAACATATAGGCGAAATGGGTGTATAATGGCGATGATGGAGACACAGCCAGCGAGGCATGAAGCGGAATGATGAAAGCCATCAGGAGGATGATGAGAAGTGTAATATATAATGTACGCATAATGGAAGTGATTTATCGAGTTATGAATGATGTTTTCTTATTGCGGAAATAATTGTTTATTTTCATCTGTATGTAGCGTGGAGCCATACCCAAATTGGGCGCAGGAAGATTCAGGCATACATACACAAGATTTTTGGTATTGTATTCCTTGTATTGATCCATCTGCCGGAGACGCAAGAAATCCTGATAGAAATCTTCAAAGAGTTTTTCTTTCATGGCTTGGTATTTGCCGAATTTAGGCTTTTCCCCCTTGATGCGTTTACATACATACCGATAGGCTGTGCTATCGGCAAGATAATAACAAGAGGCAGGCATCTTGGCGATGTAATCGCATATCTTAGCCATGGTGGTAGGATATTCTACCATCCTCTTGACCTTACGAAAGAGCAGATACATTTCTTGATCTCTTTTAAGGTAAATTTCGGATATGGAATTTAGATGTTTCATACCAGCAAAATTAATTCATCAAGATGCAGAACTTATCACAAAGTAATGCGAAATTTTCCTTAATTTAGCACACAAATATTAAAAATGAATATTTATGGCAAAAGAAACTATTGATAATCAGAATGTTAAGTCAAAGCGAGATTCTTTCCGAGAGCGTCTTGCTCAGCGTTATCCTGACTTGAATATGGATGATGATGAGGCTGTTTATGGTCAACTTTCGACCGATTACGACCAGTATGACCAGAATAAGCAAAAAATGGATGACTTCAATAAAATGTTGCAGGACAACCCTCATGCTCCAAGTCTGGTGACAGGTCTTGTGACCAAGAAAAATGCCGATGGCAGCGACTTCAATTTTATCGATTTCATTATTGATGAGTTGGGTCAGGACTATATTGATGCCATCAATGGTGACGAGAAGGCTAAGGCTCGTTTGAAGGCTAGTGAAAAAGAGAAACTTGAAGCCAGCGAGAAGCTAGCAAAGGACAATGAGCAACTTGCAGCCAATATGGAGCAAGAAGATGCCGAACTTGACGCTGCTATTAAAGAAGCGAAATTGAAGCCTGAGGCTATTACTGAGTTGATAGAGTGGCTTTACAAGCGTAGCGATGATGGCGAGGATCACGATGATGATGGTTTTGTATGGCGTGCAGCTCGTTATGATCTGAAGAAAGAAGACTTCTTGCGCCTCTTCCAAATTAAGGACTTCGACAAGGCTGTGGCTGATGCAGAAGAGCGAGGCTATAAGCGTGGCAAGAACGAGAAGATAGACCAGCAGAAACAACTGCATGATGGCAAGCAGGGCGGCAAGAAGAACATCAACATCGATGGAGGCGGTGGTGCACCATCACTTCCAAAGGAAAAGAGCCGTACAGAACAGGTGTACAGCAAGATGATTGGAATGTAGAATTAGAAATTTATAATTAATAATTTTAAATGTATAGATTATGAAACAGTTTAAGAAATGGTTTGGTTTCATGATGGCGGTGCTTGTCATGATTCTTAGTGGTGGAAGCTCTTATGCAATGGCTGAAACGGCTCCACCTGTACCAGGTGGTGGTATTCCTGCTGGTGCAGGTGGCGGTGGTGCGACAGGTCCTTTGGATGGTCCCGGTGTAGGTGGTTCCGGTCCTCAGTGGCAGGGTGCTAGTCAGGAGCAACAGGAAGCTATGGGTAACTGGGATTACTATGTAGCTCATGTTAACCCGACAGTCGTAGAGATGAAGTTGGAGAGTTGTCCTATTGATCAGATTTTACGTGCATCTAAGAAAATGACTCCTATCGACTCTGTTCGAGTAGAATACTATTCTATCGGTCAGAAGCCTATCATGTCAAAACTTACTACTCAGGTTAATAAGCAGACCAATGGTAATTCTGTAACTTTCATCGTGGAGAATCCGGCAGCTTTCGATAATGGTGATGTTATTATGGTAGATGGCATCTATGGCTATGATGAGACAGGTACGAATAAGAGTACTTTGATTCCTCTTCAGTTCCGTGTAATCAGCCATGATAATGACAATAACCCTATTGCCTACGCTTTGAATGGAAAGAAAAACCCTTCACGCGGCAACCGTGACTTTGAAGACAATATTCCGGTAGGTACAACTCTGATGCGCCTCGGAAGAGCCGCAGGCGAGAAAGAGGTTGAAACTGGTAGTTATTACTCAATGCCAGATAAGAGTTTCCAGTATTGCCAGCGATTTATCATGCAGGTTGAGGAGTCACTTATCAACCGTATGAGTAAAACTCAGGTAAAATGGGACTTCACAAGACAGGAAAAAATGGCTATGGACGATATGCGTTATGGTCAGGAGCGAAGTGGCCTTTTCGGTGTAAAAAGTATGTCGAATGGTGGCGAGAAAGTTGGTTTGACCTATACCATGGGCGGTATTTACTGGGAAGCAGGCAAAGACTTGCAGATTGGCCATTGGGCTGTCAAGAAAGATGAGAATGGTGAAATTGTAAAGGCAAAGGTAAAAGTACCTAAGCCAGGTGGTTCCGATGGCGAAACTGTGGAGCAGGAAAAAACAGTATATGAGTATGTGATCAGCGAGAAGGAACTTTCTGCATTTATCGCTGCAGTATTGAAGGGTGCTGGTAACTCCAGCCGTACGAAACTTCTCTTCGTTGACAACTTGATTTATCAGGCATTTGCTAACCTTCGCTCTAACAAGCGTATCATTACCCAGACCGAAAAGGACTATCAGGGTTGGAAACTTGATTTTGAGAAGTTCGAGAGCATGGGTACAAAGATTCTGATTTATCGTCACGATGCTTTTAACTCCTGGGGTATGGATGGTAGAGCGTTCTTGCTGGATGCTCGTTATCTTGACAAATACGTATTCGGTGTATGGAGCAGAAACGAGTTTAACGCCAAGGATCTCTTGATTCGTAATACTGCAGGTGTTGTGATGGAGGAGTATAGCTGCTGGGTACTGACCTTCCCTGATGCTCATGCGCGTGTAGCCCGACCAGTCTTCACTGGTGATGGCGTTACAGATGAGCAGATTCTGGAGGCAGCGTAATCATCGTATAGGAAACTGATAGTTTTCTACATATATCAATCTAGGGGATAGTTGAGGCTGTAATGGTCTCGCTATCCCTTCACCCATAAACACAAAAGATATGTATAGATTTGTAGCAAACAGTATGCTCATCTTTGTGGTGACTCTGCCTAGCGGACTTATCAAGAGCGTGGAGTTTGAACGGTGCAGTAACAATGCTTATTCTTATTTTACTGACAATAAACAGGTGGCAGACTGCATCAGAAAGCATCCGTTAACGAAGGCTGGGCGTATCATCGATGAGAGTCAGCCCGAAGAGGTGCAGCTGCAGAAGCATGAAGAAGAGCATGTGACGAACGAGAACGCCCTTCACTTCGAGAATATCACCAAGGCTAAGAACTATCTCCAGAAGACGTATAAGGTAGATGTAAGGAAACTGAAATCACCTGAGAGTGTGAAGGAGAAGGCTAAAGAGCTGGGTGTGGTGATTGAGTTTTAGTTTATAATTTTTAGTTAATAGGTTTCTTGCTTATGGAAGTTCTAATGAGTGACCTTGTGAAGGAAATGCGCATAGCCATGGACGAAGTGCTCCATGATGAGGTGAATGACATCATTACAGATGATTCGGACACGGAAATGAAGCAAGCCATTGAAACGGCAGCTCAACAGATTCTGCTGCAAGCACCAGCGCAAATGATTCTCCCAAAAAGGGTGGAAGTTTCGCTGAACGAAAGCGGCAAGCAGGATTATGATGCCATCCAAACACAGTTTACAGATGGGCATGGTTGTCTGACTATTCCAGAAGACTGGCTGAGACTTGTAGAGTTGAGGCTACGAAGTTGGCAAAGCACGCTGACTATGCTGATGGAACCGGGCAGCAAGGAGGCTCAGATGCAAGCCTCCCGGTGGACCAGGGGAACGCCCCAGAAGCCAAAGGGCATGATTACCACATCGCCAACTACAGGAAAGCGAGTGCTGATGTACTGGACTGCCGGAAGGTATGATGCCAACCATGCACCTGTTGGAGCTGTATATGATCATGAGGTTGAACTGTTCACGTATATCCCTTATCAAAAGTTAGAGAATGTGTATTCTACTGATACTGGGCATGAAAAGGAAGTGACCGACCAGAAGATCATCCTTTCCCTGACAGATGAATGCAAGAAATATCTTATCTATCGTGCCATCAGCATCTTCCTGGTAAGTAAGAAGGAAAGCGATTTGGCAGAAAAGTATAACCAATTATCTCAAATATAATATTTTATGGCTAACGATATTAATAAAAAAGATCCTCACTACAAGGGAGAATATGGCAGCATCTATGAGGTGAATCGAAAGTTCCCTACTGGTGGTGTGGCCGGTGACTTTGTGGTGATAGACGGTTGGGCTCATTACTGGAATGCAGACAGAGGAACTTGGTGTGTAAATGCCGAGAGGGATAGCTATTGGGACGAGTTGATAACGAATATCATAGAAAAGTTTAAGCTCGTAAGAGGTGCTACGTATATGGGCGTGGCTAGTCTTGACACTGTGCCTACAAAGGCTATCGGTGCCAAGATGTATTATTTTGCGACCGTAGCTGGTACGTATAAAAACTTTGGTAATCTCGTAGTTCCTCAGGGCATCAATGTGCTCTATTCTGAGAATGGCAGCAGCTGGGTAAACACAACCTTGCTGGAAGTGGCTCAGGAGTTGGGCGTGAGCACCAATAAGGTTGTAAGCCAGAAGACCTTGAATGATGCTTTGAATCTTAAGGCTGATCAGAGTTCTGTGAATGAGGCATTGGCTAAGAAGGCAGACAATAAGCGTGTTGATGACGAGCTTGCTAAGAAGTTCGACAAGGAGAATATTGCCCAAGAGTTCGGTGATTCAGAGGATAAAGTAGTCTCCCAGTTTGCTCTTCCATTCAGAGAGATTGAGTCTCCAGAGTTTATCAAGGCAATAGTAGATGCAGAAAACCACTTCTTGTTTGGAATCCAGCTTGATGGTTCCATTGAGTGGGGCAAGGGTATTCCTGCACCAATCAGAGCCAAGTTGCAAGAGATTATTAACCAGTGCCAGCAAGATAAGACAAATATTCTTGAAGCTATTAATGCTGTCAAGAAAGAGTTGTCTGCAAGCATCGCAGCATTGCAGGAAGGTAAGGTAGACAAAGAAGAAGGCAAGTCTCTCATCGAAGATGAAGTAAAAGAGTGCTTTAGAGTAATCGAGAATGAGGAGTTCATCCATGCAGTAATAGATTCTGAGGGTAGACTTCTCTTTGGTATCTACAGAGAATCTGGTAAGCCATATTTTCCTCAGAATGATATGTACCACATTTCTCAAAGCGAAGAGTTCCTTTGGGTAATTCTTGATGCAGCTAATCATCCTCTTCTTGGTATTCAGCAAGATGGTACTTGTTGGGCAGCCAAGGCTCAGTGGCTTGATGATATTAAGGCTATCAAGGAAGCTCTTAAAACTTTCCAGCCAAAGGAAGATGGTAAGGGGTTGATAAACCTTGATGTAGCTGACAGCTTCTTCTATATTTCTAATGATGAGTATATCATTGCAGTAGTAGATGCAGAAAACAGAATCCTTGCAGGAATCAAATATGATGGAGAGCCATACTTCCCTAACCATGAAATGTACTCTGTAATAACCAATGAGGAATGGCTTTATGCTATCATTGATGCAGAAGACAAATTGTTATGTGGTTTCCGTGCTGATGATGGTCACATGATAGTTGGAGGAATTGACATTAGTACCTTTATTGTCAATGCTATTGTTGATATAGCAGACATCAAAGAACGTACTGCTCATCTTTCTACAATAGTTAATGATGAATATCTTTATGTTGAGACTGATGCCGAGGGTAAGGTGATTGGATATATTGCTACCGATGGTAGCCATTATCTCTATAAGGTAAAATCCGAGACTATCCCAGAAGAGTTTGAGCATATTGAAGACCCTGAAGGAAGAACTGAGATTACTACAGATGCAGAAGATAAGATTCTTGGCTACAGAGATTCTGAAGGTACTCGTCATGAACATAAGATTTCCGCTAATCACATCAACTTGTCTGATGAAGCAGCCAAAGAGGTTAATGAAGCATTTAAGTCTGCTGGTATCAAGATGGAAAATCCATCAGATTTCAGCAAGGATAGTCATATAGAATTGCCTATTCCTAGAATTGCTGCACAAGTAAGAATCTATGCTCCTAAGTTGCCTACTACAAAGCAGGATGATATTGAAGCTGAAATTGAATACAATGACAAGGATGGAAACTATTTCCGTAAGCCCGTAATCTTGAATGCTCAAGGTAGTTCATCTATGGCTTACTATGTTAAAAACATGGCAATAGATATTGCTGATGGAAGTAAGATTAAGTTTGGTGATTTCCCCACACAAGATAGCTTTCATTTGAAGAAATACTATATTGATGCCTTCCGTGGTCAGTGCATTGTAGGCTATTGGCTAATGGAGCAGGTGTATAAGTCTCGACCTATCGGTCAGCAATATCCTTACGAATACTCTATTGCTAATAATAGCGTTTCAGAAGGACTTGGCAGTCCTAAGAAGGATTTCTTCACTGGAGCAAAGTGCCATCCAGATGGTTTTCCTATTATTATTACTTGGATAAATAGTAATACAGGAGAGGAAACTTGGATGGGTGTATATGCTTGGAACCTCAAAAAGTCAAAAGAGGTTTATTTCTGTGACAAGAAAAATACTGAGAATATCATCCTTGATGGTACTGTAAATACAAGTACACTGTTTGGTGGAACAATAAATTGGAGTGCTTTTGAAATTAGAAACCCAAAGAATTTGATTGACACCAACGGAAATAAGTATGATGGTGACAATCCGAAAGAGCTTTCAGAGACTGATAAAAATAGCAAGAAGGTTAAGGATCATCTCACTCGTCTCTCTGGCGTTGTAGCAGCATTGAAGGCGAACAACACAAAGGAAACTTTCGAGCAGTATTTCTTACCACAGACATTCATTGATTATTATCTTGTCAGTCAAGTTCTATTTAACCATGATGGATTTGGAAAGAATTGGATATGGGTAACTTATGATGGCTTGCATTGGACTCCAACACTATATGATGTAGACTCTATATTCGGTATGTATTGGAATGGAATTTATGTGATTCCTAATAGCGATAATTCCGCAATATTAGGTATTCCTCAATGTCTTGGTTTGGATAAGTTATATAGTGATGAAATTTCTGAAAGATATAAAGAATTGAGGGATAAAGGCATTTTCAGTGTCGATAATATCGTTAAACTTTTGAATAGTTGGATAAATAAGATTGGATATTCCAATATAGAAAAGGAGTTTGAAGCGTATTCGCAAACACCATCTTACAGAGATAGTCATATATCCAAAAATTGGAAATTATTAGGATATAGCACAAGTCTAAATGATTATGATAGTTCTAAGACTTATAATAAAGGAGATACTACAGTATTTCATGGATATAAGTTTCTGTGCTTGAATGAGAATACGAATGATTCTCCGTTCAAAGAATCTTATGACAAATACCCTCAATGGGGAGGATGTTTTACCTCTATAAACAGAGTAAAAAACTGGTTAACAAATAGAATTAATTTTTTAAATAATACATATAATTATGCCTAGATGTTTAGTAACAAAATTGCAAGGTATCATAACTAATGATACATTGCCTAAAATTGGAGAGTTAGTAATAAACTTTCCAAAAGAAGATACACCTACTAAATACAATAGAGGTTTAGTGTTAAAGGCTTCTTCTAATATTAATGTAAGAGTTTCTGGTGGTAGCTTCTGTAGTGAAAACCTTGTCCCTAATGGAAAGACATCTATTGTAATTCCAGCACAGACACAAACGACTTTGTATGTGGAGAACAAAGACTGCATTGTTTTCGTAAATGCAAACTACAATTTGCTTATGTTGGCATTGGGAACAATAAGCCAGGCTGGTACTTCAAAAAGTTCTTTTGATATTTCAAATTTAAAGTATAATAGACCTGATTTTAACATCATCTATTGTGAAAATTCAAAGTTCTATGGGGACATTAGTGCCTTTAAAGGTGCATCATACTTAGTACACATGTATATGAGTAACTGTGTTGGTATCAAAGGCGATATTTCAACTTTTGCTAACACCCCTATTAATTCATTAAAATTCGAGAACACGAGTGTATCTGGTGATGTTGCTTCTTTGTCAAATTGCAATGATTTGACAGAAGTACGATTTACTAATGACACAAATATTTATGGGGATATATCTGCTTTTGCAAACAAACAGAATCTAGAGGTACTATTTTTGGAAAATACCAGTTGTTATGGTGATGTTTCTACTTTAAATAATTGCAACAAGTTGAAAGAACTACGCATAAAAAACGTATTAAATATTTCTGGCGAACTCTCACAATTAGGAAGTAACCTGATATTTTTCACTGCGACAGGATCTTCAAAAGTTTTTACGTGGAAGAACACTAGACCATCATCCTCTAAAATATTTGCTTTAGAAGATGTTAATCTAGGAGACGACGTAGATAATTGCTTAAAAAATCTTGCTAGTTGTACATCTGGCATCAATGGTGATGAAGCAGCATGGTATAAAACTATAAGAATTTATGGTAATCGTACTTCAGCATCAGATGCCGCAGTTGCAACATTGCAGCAGAAAGGCTACACGGTATCAGTTACTCCTACATAAAGTATCATAAGTTTAACATCAAAAAGAAAGGAAACAAGATATGAATAAGTTAACAAAGAAGTATAAGGTAGTACATGAGGGAACCAATATGGTGTTCCCTCTGACAGAGGAAGGTGACAATGCTGAGGTATTCCCATCAGTGAATGCCACCGGAGTAGAGTTTAACACATACTCAGAAGCTAAGGCTTACGTAGATGAGCATAACTTGGTGTATGAGGAGTCAAAGTATGGGGAGTAAATCATATTGAACTCTAAGTCGCTGAGTTTACTTCCGTTTAGAAACAAGCACTATGTGGAAAAAAATCAACAGCCGAGACATTCTCGGCTTATGCCTGTGGTTCATGGTTGCCCTCGTAATTGGTTGGGTAGCCTACACCATAATGATAGCGAGAGAAATATATCAGTTTTTTCGCTATCATTTGGAGCGATTTGAATGGGAGGATGTGGTGAGATACGGCATCGTGATAACAATAGGTTGGCTCGTAAAGAGTTGCATTTGAACTCTAAGTCGCTGAGTTTAGAAACTAAAAAAATAGATATATGAAGAAGAATAAGAAACAATTACATGAGGCACTGGCAGTGCTTCTTACTAAATTATCATCGGCAAGGGAGAATCCCTTGCTGATGGATAACTATGTTACGAAAGCCTTGCGCACGGTTCTTTTGGAGTTTAAGGAATCGGGCGAGCTTTATGACGCCTACAAGGAGCAGATACAATCCACCATGGAGAGTGACAATCCTTGGATAGGTATGCTGATGAAATCGATTAGCGGTGATGCCTCTGTCAAAGAAAGCATGACCGATGAAGCCATCAAAGGAATGGTAAACTCTATGTTAGGAGAATAGGCTATGATCAGATGGGTATAATATAATAAGGTGTAACTCTTTATAGGGCTACACCTTATTATTTATAGGTCAATCAATATTCTCACAGATGTACATAACAAATGAGCTGCAATCTGTATGACTGGAGGCCTTTCAAGAATAATTTGCTTACAGATTGTTACTTTAGCAAAGTTTAACTATAAAAATATTGCTCAAAATAAATATTTTTGTGTAGTATTGTTTATTTTTGCAGCACTTTCCTTATTATTAAGAATGAGGAACTAAGAACAAATAATAAAACAAAAGGAGAAGAATTTATGACTAAAGAGGAAGAAGATGAAGTCCAACGGTTAGTTCAATCAGTCGGTGTTGTACAGTTGTCAAGAGTAATGTTTAAGGACATGGACGTTAGCGAAATGATAAACGTCATTATCCTTGCAGGTAGAGGCTACAGCGTAAAGCTACTCACTTGGTTTAAGTATTATTGTGAAGTGATGCCTCTGTTTATCATGCTTTTTCATATTGCATGCATGGTAACATTTGCGTCTCATGAAAAAGAAATGTGCGTATGGTTTAAGGAGAATTGGGTATCGGCAGCATTTATCTATTTCTCAGTTTACATCCATCCGCTTGTGCTTATACTTGCTAGCAGATTCTTTTGGCTCTGCTACAGATGGCGTATTCCGATGATCATCTACCTATTTGGGATAAATGCTATTCATATTGTATACTGGAATGTTTTTACCACCAACGAAATGGTGGAATCTAATGTTGTAATACTTGTAATGACCATTATATTTTATGTATATGGTTTTGCCGATAAGTATTACTCAGGCAAGGGCTGTCAAAGTTTAATCTCTAGATTATAATGATATGGGAAAGTTATTTGGTTATCACACCTTGGGAGTGTTATTAAAATCGTTATCGGATTCTTGTTTTCGAGCAGACGAGCAAGAGAAGAGAGGGGAGAAGGTAACTGCTTGTGGAATGAGTAGCGATGAGATAGAAGACCTTTGTGAGAACTATCTGCCGTATGCTCTCAACCCAATGATGACTGCTGGACAGGTGAAGAAGGAGGCGCATATCAGCGAATCTACCCTAAGAAGGGCTATCGCTGATGGGGAGTTGGAGAGCGTGGGGAACGCTGGGGATCATTCTCATTTCTTCAAAAAATGGGATGTTAGAGAGTTTATCAAGAAAAGACTGAAAAGAAACACGAACTAAGCCCTATCGCAACACGGATAAGCGATATGAATATGGTAACATTTTTATTTGTAGAGTGTGCTATCATTATAATGTTGAGCGTTTCGTTTAATATCTTTGTTTGGTGGACAGGAGATTATAAACGCAAGAAGTGGTTGTTTGCGTGGCTAACATTTATCAATGTGATAGCGATTGCTGGAACCATCATCACTTATTTTATGGGTAAATAACAGAATAATGAAGAGAAGCTGATGAGGCTTCTCTTTTTTGACATGAGTCTATGTCACCTTAAATCATTGGAAATCAGCCACTAAAAGAATGTTTGACAGAGTTATGAAACATGTAGATATTTTGGGATAACTTTGCTGCCGTAATCGATTACATGTGTGAATAAACAAAATGTACAACTTTTATTACTTTAGGAATTATGGCAGAAGAAGTAATTAAGACTACCTCTTGTTGCAACGATGCAATGATGGGTGGTTTGCTTGGAGCGATGGCAAATCGTGACAGCAATCCTTTGGCAATGGCGGCTATGATGCGTAACCGTGACGATGATGATATGTGGAACAATCCTTTCGCCTACATGATGATGATGGGCATGATGCGCTATATGTATGGTGCAGACTGGAACAATCGTGACAATGGCGCAGACGTGCAGCGTGCGGAGATTCAGGGTCAAATCGAGAGTTTGCGCAACCAGATGGCAGACAACCAGAATAGCAACTTGCTGATGGGTGCCATCCAGGGTAACGGCAACGACCTTAAGATGTTGGCAAGCAATCTGAACTGTGACTTCAACGCCTTGCAGAACTCTATCTGTGGCATCCAGGCAGGCATCCAGCAGCTTGGCGGTCAGGTAGGATACTCGGCAGAGCGAGTAATCAACGCTATTTCGCAGGGTAACTTGCAGATGACAATTGCGCTTAAGGATTGCTGCTGCCAGACGCAGCAGAACATTATCCGTATGGGTTATGAGAACCAGATGGGCCAGAAGGACATCGTTAACCAGATGCAGCAGGGCTTTAGCTATACCAACACTGGTATAGAAAGAGCAGCTTCGAACCTCGGTTTCCAGATGCAGCAAGACAAGTGTGACATCATCCGTGCAGGTGAGAACAACACTCAGCGTATTATTGACACCTTGACAGGCCATTGGAGCCAGGAGCAAGCAAACGAGATTCAGGACTTGAAGTTCAAGAACTCACAGCTGCAGCAGAACATCTACCTTGCCAATCTGATGAATGGAGGTTGCGGATGTGGCGCAGGTGTATCGGGTGGCTATCAGTAAAAAAGTAAAGAATGAAACAGAAGCGTAGTGGTATGAACAAGATTTCTCCAGTAGGTTTGGCTACTACAGCATTGGTAGCCAACCAAGTTTCAGTCTTAGCTACTTACAATGAGAAGCTTTGCAGACCTTATTGCGTGAACGGCAACGTCCAGCCACAGGCAAGCATAACTTACAGTTATGATCAGCCTATCCTGAACGGTACAACGGTGTTTGTGCCTATCGTGGCAACTATCTCCATCATTACGCCTGTAACAGGCAACAAAAACATGATGAGAGCACAGCCGTTGATTTACACGGAAAGATGGGTAGCAGCCTTCCAAGGGCAGACAGCTCTGCCAACGGCTGTGACCATCACCAGTGTAGGCAGAACGCAAAAGGCTAACGATGTGATATGCGGAAAGGCTAGAGGCCTGAGCATATTTGACAGTCTAACCGTAGCATTGACTACTGCTTAGTATTATAGGGGGAAATGGTGGATGGTTTGTTAGCCATCGTTTCCCTCGCATTATCCATTTAAAAAGATACGATTATGATATTTAAAGATTTAAAGGCAGGTTTCCCGGTCTTTTTGTTTGACCGGGCGACTAGAAAATTCAAGCAGGGTAAAGTGATGAATACTCCAAGCCCTGATATTAGTGGTAGCAAACCCAACATGATGCCACAGATGCCTGGCATGCCAAATTTTGGCACCATGAACGTGAAGGTGAATGTTCAGACGGAAGACGGAAAGCAGTCAACCTATTCGGTAGTTGATACTGAGCAAACAGCATACAGTGACACCCTTGTAATCTCTTGTAGTAAGGAGAGTATCATCAACGAGGTAAACGCATTGAAGAACCAAGCCAATGACATCATCAATAAGATGCCGGACTTCGAGCAGACCGTAAAGGACTGTGATCAACTTCTCTCAGAGTTGGACACAACGTTTCGTGACCAGCAGAAAACCAACGAAAGACTCGACCAGATGGAGAACAAGCTGGACGAGATTTTCAAATTTGTCAAATCACAAAAACAAGATTGATATGAACTTAGTAGAACTTATCACAAAATATCAGAGTGACGCCACACCGGAGCAGATGGTGAAGGTAACCAAGATTATCGGCAAGTTTGTGGCCATGCACGCAGAGGAAAATGACCTCCTGAAACTCTACAAGGAGATTTATGGGGTTGTTGGTAACGGCCACTTCAACGACTTCTTTGCTGAGGCTCAGATCAAGAAGATGGTGTTTGAGGATGACAAGGAGGTTGAGCATCGTGCTCCTTACTATACCGCAGCTAAGACTCAGGAGATCTATGAGACGGTGAAGGACGAGATCAGACCTTACAACCAATGGGATTTTGCCGTGGTTCTGAACATGATCTACTCTGACAACTATAATCTGATGAAGAAATGGTTTCCGGAGGACAGCGAGGAGCAGATGATGGACAAGATGGTGGACCTTGCCGTGAACTGGCTGAGGGATGATGATAATCCTTATGGGCATTGTAAGGCTTGGGGGTACTTCAACCATTAATGTTAAATGTTAAGTGTTAAATGTTAACTTGTTGGGTAAATCCATAATGACTAGAGATATATAAAAGAAAACTATCAGAAGAAGAGAATGCAGGCAGAAAATGGGCTTGTGTTCTCTTTTTTCGTATGAAGTTGCGCAACTTATCACAGATAACTGGGAATGATGGCTTAAATTTGCATCGTTTCCATAACGGAGTGGGGACGGATAAATGAAAAAGAAAATGAATGATATTCGAGGTTACTTAATTGGGACGATATGGACCTTTCTGAGTCTGCTGGTTCCCATCAGGGATTTTATGATTGCCATGATGGTATTATTTGGGCTGAACCTGGTGTTCGGCATCGTGGCTGCAGTGTTTAACGGTGAAGAATGGAGCTGGAAGAAATTCGGTATGTTCTTCGTCTGTTGTGCGGTGTTCTTTGTGACGGTGGCAGCTCTGTTCATTATCGGTCACTTCCTGCATTCGGATACTGAGGCTCTGTTTTGCGTGAAGTGGGTGTGTATAGCTGCAACCTATCTGTTCACGACCAACATATTGAAGAACCTGAGACGGATGCTAGTGCCTGATACGCCATTTTACAAACTTGTGGAATATGCTTATTATGCGCTTACTCTAGGATTCGTAGAGAAATTCCCGATGTTTAAGAAGTATCAAGAATATAAAAACAATAAAGAAAATGGAAATGAAGGAAATCAGATTGGAGCAGCTGCTGATGGCAATGCCTAACGCAGGGAAGAGGGCAGAGAAGTTTCTGCCATACCTGAACCGATTTGCCGAGGAGTTTGAAATAAACACGCCTTTGAGATGGGCGCACTACTTGGCTCAGATTGCCCATGAGAGCGGTGAACTGAGATATACCAAGGAGATTGCCAGCGGAAAGGCGTATGAGGGAAGAAAAGACCTTGGTAACACCCATAAGGGTGATGGTGTAAGGTTTAAGGGGCGTGGGCTGATACAGATAACAGGGCGAGCCAACTACAGCAAGTATGCCGGATATTGTGGCTATGATGTAGTGAAGAAGCCCGACCTCTTGGAGCAGCCTCTTGGTGCCACACGTTCCTCAATGTGGATATTCGATACTTTCGGATGCAATGAATTGGCAGACGAGGATAATCTGAAAGCAATAAGACGGAAAATTAACGGTGGCTACAATGGTCTGGACGAATGCGAGGAGTATTTGAAAAGGTCAAAGCGAGCACTCAATATCTCATAGCTTATGAAATCGAAACATTTAATTATCTACCTGTTCGTTTGGATAGCGTATTTCTCAATGTTGTTTCTGACGAGTTGTAAGACGAAGACTGTGACGCAGGAACATTATATTACAGACCAAACAAAGAACAAAAGTTTGGATGCCTCCTGGCAGGAGCGATTTATCTCTGCTTTTGAGCAGATGGCAAATAGCAGGAGCCAGGAGCACGAAACATCTGTCAAGGAAACTACCCATACAAAGGATAGTACTTCAACCACTGTAGACCAGAATGGAAAGCCTATCAAGACAGAGTCATGGCACTCTGTTGTGACCAACAGGGACACAAAAGAGGTGCTGAGGTTAAAGGATTCCATTAACATCATATCTAAGAAGGTAGATAAATATCAACATCTTGTGGTTCAAAAAGATTCGTTGATTCGGTTGAAGCAAGACTCTATCAATATCATGAGGCGAGAACTGACCAAGAATGAGCAGCGACTTGTGACTATAGGGAAGGTAAGTCTTGGTGCGTTAGTAGGTATCATCATAGCCATCACAACAGGTATTCTTGTTTGGTTATGGCATCGAAGAAAAAATGTTAAGTATGAAGACAATAACAATTAAAATCATCAAGAAGAGCGTAATGGGCGTGGTAGAAGGGCTTACTGCCACCATTGCGCAGCATAACCCAGATGTGGACTTTCAAAGCGTATGGGCTAGTGATGCTGAAGAGGCTAGGCTGGATATATACTACAGGGAGGCGATAACCGACCTAGAGAATTTTCTTGCGAGGTTTTCTTCATCGACTACACAGAAGTTTGATTTGCAGGCTCTGGCGGATGATTTCTCAATCACAATAGTGACACTTGCAGCTTGGCCACCAAGGTTAAGTGGTGTGCTGAGCAATCAGATTCAGAACTACCTGGTGCATGCCATTATTGCCGGATGGCTGAGTGATCTTCCGGATATGGCTCATACAGACTATGCTAGTATGGGAGCGAGTGACCTTGACGCCATTAAAGAGATTTTGTTAAAGAAAGACTTTAACTTTGCTGAGGCTGAAAGAAAAGCCGATGATACAACGAAAGAAGCTTCTTCGGCCAGTGATACATCAGCCAGAGCAGTAGACGGTGACGAGAAGGCTGGTTCTTCTCCTATGGCTTCGGCAAGAAGTAGGGATGAAATAGGTAAGCAGGAGAATGCGCAGGCAACTGCCGGGCGGTCTGTAGATACTGATGAAAAAGAGAATGGCGAACTTGCTGTTCAAAGTCGCAGTATAGATGCTGAAGCTAAAAGTAAGAATGAACTGGATGCTGAGGCTCGAAATGTGGACGAAGTAGATAAGGATGGCCAGAGTGGGCCGAAAGGGTCTGAGCGTAATCAGGACTTCGTTTCGCAGCATTTTCATCAGGATCGTGTAGACTGGAGCGGAGGCAGGCCGCCTTATGAACTGAGGTAGATTTATTAATCATCTAAATATTTCGAAATATGGATAGTAAATTAGTTACACTGAACTTTAGCATGGAGCAGGCATGCAATGACATACTTGCCAGATGCTATGTATTGAGCCAGGGACTGGTGGATGATGCACAGAAGGACATCAGAGCCACTATCGAAAGCCCTGACAGTAAAGAGACTCGCAGTATTATTAATCGTGCCGTAACGGAAGCCATCGGTAATATCAAGGTTGCAGCTCAGCGTTATCTGACCTCAGGTAGAGTGGAGGATAACAACAATCTTGAGCGACTTGTTAAGGGTACAAGAAAGTATGTGTATACCGATAACAAGAACGGAACTTGGACGGAGGTAGTGACCACAAGCATCATCGGCCAGGAAGATGAGGAAGTGACTTCTACCGTAACTAAGGCTGGTAATGATCGGGAGGAAAGTATCTATGAGACTGTTACCCTGAAACTGGAGATTCCGAACTGGAACGTGGCTGTGACGGATGCGCTTAAGAACAATATGCACCGGTATATCGTTGACTATACGATGAGCCAATTTTTGCAGGATCAGTATGCAGACAAGGCTGGACAGTATGGGAATAGTGCTACAGCAGACTTCAATAATATTAAGAGCAACCTGCTGAGCCGGGATAACTATACTTTGAGACGGCCTAGCTTTACCTAAGAGGCTATTGGGGACAGGCGATAGAATCGCCTGGAACGGTGGCTTTACTTAATGAAACTTTTTTTCTTCTTTCGTTTTAGGTGTGTTTATGGAAAGAGCCATCGCTTCGGGATTACTCCTGATTTGCGAAGGCTCTTGTTTTTTACATGGCTTAGAATGCCATGGAACGGTGGTTTTTCTGCTAGAACTTGCTAAAACGCCTGATGATTTCGAGGCGCGTAGCAAAGTATTGATTCATGGATTTCATCTTCAGGTATAGGGCGATTCGGAAGAAACGATAGCTGTGGGTAGCCATGTAGCTGGACTTCATACCGCCCAAGCGACCGATGTAATGCCAATTCTGATTATCATTGCTACCATATAACCACATGACTGGTATGCTGCCAGACGTGAGGGAATGGATATAGCCTGTAATGGAATCAGGTACGTTATCTTCGTCAAACTTCAAGGTACGAGTGACTATGATACCATGATACTCTGTTGTATCTTCGTAATCGTAACCCTTATCGAGCACCATCACGCTGCCATCCCTATATTGTATGTAGGGGTGTGGGTAGGAATTGATAGCTGTGAGCACGTTCTGTATAAGGAAAGTGCTCCAGGCATTATCCTTAATAGAATAGCAGAGTGCTACCGTATCAGCCGTAGAGGTCTTACTCGTCTGTGTAACATCCAGGCAGAAGATGCGAGAGTTTTTGTAGTCGTAGATGACCTGACAACGCTGGAAGAACTCTATTGGCGAAGAGGTGAAATCTATGAGCTGGCGCATCTGAGCCTTGGTAGACTTGACGGTATCACTATCCTCCTCAGTATCATTGAAGAAGTTAAGGAATTTGCCTAGAGTGCCGGAAATGTTGAAGCCGGGACCATCTAATACATCGGACATGGAAACCACCTGTGACTCTGCTATGCGACTGATTGAGCGGTTTGTGGCGAAAAGCACGGACTGGTCTAGCTGAGTGATAGACTTCGGATTGCTGCAAACCTCACGACTAATCGGGTGGATGCTGCTATAGGTGCCTTTGGAAGAGACTTCCATAGCCCAAATACCATCGGTAGAGAATGCCATTAATGGATACTGACCGAACTGTCCCTGAGAGAGCGCACGCGTGGTGGAGGCTATTCCCTGTATGGTTCCGATACCTACGGTATTGATTCCGTTTAATGGGAAATAGAAGGCATTATCAGACTCTGATGTATAGATCTTATTGGATAGTTCCACTACATCATCAACTGTATAATCAAACGACTCTACCTTATATTGCTCGAAATTGTCGGTGAAATCACCCATGTGCATGGCTCCATTCAGTTCTGCACATTGTTCCAGAGGGAAGACGAAGATGACATCATTATCAGAAGAATCCTTACAGAAGATAGCCATTTTATCAGCTCGGGAATCCGGGTAGAACTTGACAAGGTTACTGATCATGAAGACATCAATATCCTGACGAGAGAAGAATTTGTCGCTACTTTCAACATATTTCGTTCCGGAAGTGGTGTTGAGGCTAACTACGATTTTCTGGATTTTGTACCTATATTTCTGGTTATCCGTACTATCATCGTATTTAAGAATGTAAAGACCTGGTAACATAACATAGCCGCTGAATCCTTGAAACAGTTTCTCTTTCATGCCGTACAGATTGAGACGGTGGTTATAGACATAGCCACCTTGTGCGAAGAGCGAGTTATGAGTTTTGTAGTCATCCTTCATCTGTTCCTGTAATGATACCTGATAGACTGCATTCTTGTCTACAGGTAATTTCTTCGTTGTATAATTTGTTAAATCTGAAATTTTCAGCGAGCAGACCTTGTAGAAGGTAGATGTATTCTTTAATTTGTTACGATAGGCATCTTGACTAAGTGAAGGGAAATACACACTAAAACCTGTGTATATTTGTGAATTATTATCGTTACCAAAATAGAATAATCCTTTCCCAAGTCTATAATTTCTTCGTTTAGATCTGATGCTTGAAATTTTTTCAGATGTATCAACGTTGGAAATTGGAGGAGTAATAAATACATCCACCGATTTGATGACATCTTTCCATTCTTCAAGTTCATTACGTTTTGCGTCCAGTATGGCGTATCTCAAATCTACATTTCGGGGATAGTAAACGAATGTAACTTTGGAAATATTTACATTTGATGGATTGTTCTTTCCATCCTCACGTACAAGTGTTAAATTATCAGTCAGTTTGATGACTCCATCTTTTAAAAACAAGGCATTTGGTAAAAGTACAATGTAACTATCTGGAACTTGTACAGGCATGAATACAGGCGATGAGTGCATAATCATGGAACCATCAAACATTCTATAGCAATATCTAACAAAGAAATTAGCATAAAAACGACCTTTACGAGCAATCAGATTGTTCGTTCGATTGATAAGTGCATAGATGCTCTGTGTAATATCAGATTGCTTATTTTCTTTAATATTAAGACATTCATTTTCTTTTGTGTCATAATCTTCTTGCGTTAATTTTACGGTGTTGAAAACGTCATTACATGAGTAGGTTGTTTGCTGGATAGCTTTACGAAAACCATTTATACTTCCCTCAGCGTCCACACCTCCATTTATGTAATTCTCCGGATAATCATCGGAAATAGAAAAGGTGATTTCTACGAATGGAGGCTTTTGTGGCAGATTTTTATAGCCACCATCCACCCATAAAGCATAGTGAATCCCATCTGTAGCTACAATGATAAGCGTATTGCCTATGGAATTAACGGAAAGAACCGATGCTTCGTAGTCGAAGGACTTGATAGGGATGGTTGAACCTAGAGATCCATCCTGAAGGAACCAGTAGATGGCTGATGAGGCTACGGCTATGAGATGGCGGTAATTGCCAGTTTCGTGCACATACAATATCTTAGCCACCTCACCATTAATGGTGAGTGGCTGAGAGAGGGGTGTTCCTGTGACAATAGAAGGGCGCAATGCGCCATCATGCAGCTCTAGATTGCCGCAGAGGGATAGCGCACCGTTTTCTACTGACATTTCATCAGGAGTGAGGCTGAGACCTTTGTATCTAATTGATTGTTGCATATTTCTTAATGTTTAATATTTTACTATCGGCAATGCTCGCTGTCGGCCCTGTTGACGATAGCCAAAGCTGGACAACTGACGCCATCTACATCGAGATTTATAGTTTCATTTGCCGTAACCAGTTCTATCTGCTTAGTACCAGTCGGGATATTCGGTATATAGCTAAGCAAGAAACTGACGGTAGAAACATTACTGGCATGGAGCTGCCCATTACGGCCAGACAGTTTGATGCATACATTTTTAGCTTCTAACTCCGGTGTGGACTTGATTACATACATCTGCTTACTTGGCGTATAGAAACAGAAACAAATCTTATCACCCGGATGGAGATCCAGCAGTTTGCAAGGACTAGACCTTAGAGTGATACGCCCAGAGATATTAAGGGCAAGTCCTCGCTTCTGAACGCGAGGACGATTGAGAATAATGACATCATTTGTTAGCTTCATGATCTGCAGGTTTATGGAGCCAGAAACGGAAATAGTCGTTTTCGGCATCCTGGTTTCGTACTTTTACATATTCTCTGGTAACATAGAAATGCTTCTTGCTAAGAGTAGGGTTGAGGTTGTAATCATTTAACATCATTGCTGGCTCTACTCTGCCATCGAAGGAAATTTCATACCAGTAGCGATGAAGAAAGAACCATGGACGAAGACGGACCTCCTGGATGGTGGTGTAATTACTCTTGTCTGCCCGGCAAGGTACAATGCTCCAGCTACCATCCTGCCAATGCTCTGTGGTCACTTCTCCACCTGGAGCCATTTCATGTTTCTTGATGATGGACTTCTGAATCTTAACGAGAAGGCAAACATCAGCCGTGAAAACTTTAGCCATATTTCCATGGCAGAGCATGACGAAGCGGCCTTTCTTATCGGGAAGTAGGCTACGCTGTTTGCCCGGCTTATTGATGACACAGACGGTGGAGAGAAACTTATGTCGGGCCATGGAGAGAAAATCGGGCAGTTTCGCCTTGGCGTGCATACGGTCGATGACCTTCTGGACCTTTTTGAAGTTTTTCTCTGCCTGAGTCTCATGAATCGTGACTGGAGATTGAGGTAACTGCTCTTTTCCCTTTTGCTCACGAATCTTCTTGACGTTTTCACGAACCTGCTTCTTAGAAGGTATTTCCAGAAGATGCCCCGTTTTCTTATCAAGTTTGTATCTTGGTTTTTGCTTTTCCATAATGAGTAGTCTTTAAATGTTGCCAGAGTTGAGGCAGATGATTTCAAAATGATGATTTTCACAGATGTCGTTGCCGTTGACCATGCGATGATTGAAGGAGCAAGGGATATGCTTGTTGTACAGATCGCACTGAAGACAATGATCAGGAACATCTTTCTGTTCTTTGCTACCAACTTCATTATCTATTGGCTTACTGGGTACAGCCCTGACAACACGACCGAAATGGTCATAGAGTTGACCGGGAACGATACAGGTTGCCTCACGGAGGGATGGGAGATTGTAACCCATCTGGCGGATAAACCAGAGGCGTAGGTAAATGATTAAACGTTTCAACTTTTTCATATATTATTGATGTTATATATTAATAATGTGGGTAAAGGTACGAGAAAAATGAGGATAAAAAGTGATAACTTGCGCAACTTCGGCCATAGTAGAGCGAAATGCGCAAGATTACTACTTATTTTTCGGACTTCTCATCCTTTTTCTCGTCAGATGAGGATTTATGTTCGAAAACATCCATGATCTTAGTCTCGGACAGACTCTTGACCTCGTAATCTATCATGGTTTTACCCATCACCTCGTCAATATAGCGGCGAGCACGTTCAAGACTCTTTGCCTGTACGAGATAGGTAACGTAGGAACGTTTCTCCTTTTCACTCTTCTCATCAATGGTGATGAAGGCAAGACGAGCCTTGAACCAGAGATCATCATCGCAGATGTCAGAGAAGAAGATTTCTCCATAGGCAGCTCTGTTGATATTAGCCACCTTCAGTTCGCCAGATACATAGACACTCATTTCGTCAATGATTTTGGCTTCTGCTTCGGTGAAAGAGAGAGCATCTACAGTGTAGAGTTCCGTTGTTATTTTCTCGGAACCGTCTTCTTGTGTCTTTTGGTATCTTACTTTGCACTCAAACCAGGTTGAGGAGCGAGAACGGAGAGATTGAAAATTACCTGTGCCGATGATTTTTTCTGTTGCTTTGTTTACTTTGACTGCAACATTTTGTGCAGACTCTTCTTTCTTTTCTGATTTTTTCATAATTCTTTGTTTTTTATTTGTTATACAATATTTTATTGATTTCTTCGTCTGAGAGAGGTTTTCCATCCTTGCCGATATACTTTTTCATCCTGAAGATCATTGTACCGGGTGTGGGATTTCGTAAGTAATCATTAAACATCACATTCGCCAGTTCTTCATCAGTTGACTGGAAGAGGCTATGAGGAGGGCATTTGTATGGACGTTCCATGACGTGGTACTGAATGGTGTAGCCTTGTTTGCGAAAGTCTTCTTCCTGAAAGCGTATGAGCTGCTTATCAATCTTTGCTTCCTTCTCCTTGATAGTGTTAAAGAGAGTCTTCACCAGTTCTTTGTCAGGATCAGGTTTCTTCTTCTCAGAGAAATACTGCTTAGTTGCCACCCGAAGTTCAGCTACCAGGATAAAGAAGTTCCCATTGTCAGTTTGCGGTACGTTTTTTGGTTCAACCTTCATGATGGTTTCATCAACTCGCTTTTCCAGTTCAATGGATTGGCGTAGTACGCCTTTATCTCTGCGTGCCCAATACTGCTTTTCTAAAGTTCGCATGGAAGCTACTAGCTTACGAAATGCGAGGGCTGCCTGTTCACTCATATTACTTGATGCCTAATGTTTTCTTTATCTTATTGATGCGCTCCTGTTCTATAGGGAGGAGTTTGCCATGTTCGTCTATCCGGCAGAGGAGCCTGAGATTTGGCTTAATGGTAATCCACTTGTGAAGACCATCGTGCTCACGCTTTATCTGCCGAAGTTGGGCTTCTTGCAGTCTTTCGTGCAAATGCTGCTCATGACGAAGTTTACTGATTTCGTTCTGTATTCTGTCCATTGGCATATTCTTCTTCTGATGGGCATTTAATGTATAATGAATCCCATTGGTCTCTACCTACAAATTCAAGTGCTTTATCTACATCTTCAACACAAACAAAATCTAAGTCCATTTTGTTTGGCATATTGCTAATAAATGTATAGCCTCTAGCACATGATTGCATGTATTCCTTAAAATGCTTCTTCTCTTCTGGGGAGAGGTAGGAAGGACGACTGACAAGTCGCTGTTCGAAGTGCTTAAATGATACTTCAAAATTATCCTCAATTCTTTTTTCGATAGAAGTTAATGCACGAATAGCTTCATTCGGATCTTTCAAACGAGAAATTTTTTTGTTGATAGCATCGGAAGCAGAAGCTAATACCTCTAGAGATCTTTCTAGATTGGCATCATTTTTCTTGATAGCCTCTCTGTATGAGATAAGTTCATCACGCTGCTCTTGAATAATTCGACTTAAACGCTTGTTTCTGTCATCAAAGCGAACTTTGAAGTTCTTGTCTCTTAACGTGCAAGAAATGATGCCTAGCGTGATAATGAAGACCGCGCTGAGGCAGATAATTAATGTTATTGTTACTTCCATAATTGTATTTTTTATTGTTCACACTTATTTCTTGGCTGGAAATTTCTCCAATAATTCAATACGAGTTTTTAAAATATCGTAGTAATGTCTCATTGCATGATATTGAGAAAGCATTAATGCTGTCTGAACAGGTCCGCATTTTTCAGCAACCTTGTCGTAATCATTCTCATTCAAGAAAGCTTCGAGTTTATTTAAACGTTCTTTCAACTCCTTGAGCTCAATAATGAGACGGTCCTTGAAGTCTTCTGCTACCTGGTATGACTTTTCGAACACATCCTTAGGGGACCTGAATCGTAGGTGCTGCCATCTGGGTTAGTGTACTGGACGTGATAGCCAGATCTCCACTCATGATTATCCTCGTTTTTACGAGCAAAACCTTTAGCCACTGCAGTTGCTTCATCCATAGGTGCAGCCATAACCTCTTTTGTACCGATGTACTTTTTCAATTTTGTTGTTTCCATAATTGTTATGATTTGAATTTAACTTTTATATATTTCAGCATTCTCTATTGGGATGTCGTACCACGGAAGGGAATAACCTTTATCTTTCATTTCTTCTGGCAATTGACAGCGATAATATTGACCATGGAAATTCAACCATACATCACTCACCTCCAAAATCGTACCTGCTGGAAGCTCTGGCTTCGGCTTAAACCATGGGCGTGGATATTTGGTCGTTTCGTGAACATCCTGAGCGCACTTCGTTGGTTTGATTAATTTTATCTTCATTGTTCTAATTCTTGTTTAATAGTTCTCAACTCTTGTAAGACATGCGATGCACGGAGAAGCTTGAAACCAGAATTTAACATAATCTCAGCCTCTGCGATGAGCATGCTTAGTCTCAATTTTGCAGTAAAGAGGCGGTCTTTGAAGTTTTCCACTATCTGATAAGACTGCTCAAACACGTCCTTTGGCGACCATGAATCGTAGGTGCTGCCATCAGGGTTTGTGTACTGGACGTGATAGCCAGGAACGTCTTCGTTTCCTTCTGATGATGGTCTTGCCCAACCTTTAGCTACTGCAGCAGATTTTGCCATTTGTTCTGCCATCACCATTTTTGTACCGATGTACGGCTTTAATGTTGTAGTTTCCATAATTGTAAATATAAAATAATTATAGTTCTATTACTTTTGCTTTGTCGGCAGGAATGTCGTAGTAAGGGATGGAATATCCTTTGTCCTTCATTTCGTCTGGGAGATAGCAGCGGTAGTATACTCCATGGAAGTTTTGCCATTTCTCCTTGACAGTGAGTATTGTTCCAGCAGGAAGCACAGGCTTCAGCTTGAATGAAGAACCAGGATAACATCCTATCTTATGCTCATCTGCTGCGCAAGATGAGGCTTGCCATAAATGAATCTTCATTACTTTTTCTTTGTTTTACGTTTGGTGTAATTAATGTTTTCTATCTGATTTTCGAAGGATGCGATACGGCCATTTAATCTTCGGAGGATAGCATTTCTGATGTAGAGGATTGTTTCTGCATCGAGATACTTGGTGATGTCTTCGTTTCCATCACTGCTTATTCCCTGGAGGGATATATCCAGCTTTACAGGGCTTACTAGTATAGCCATTTCGTTTGATGCATCTACTTCTGCTACAAGATCTCTGACCACGGTTAGCTCTTCGATGGAGTTGAAGTATTGGCCTACGGAGTCGATGGTGTTACGCATTTCTTCATATTCTTCCTTTGTCATACGCTTTAATCGTCTTCAAATTCGTTTGATTTCTTAAAGATGTAATTGCTATCAATTCGTATGCGAGCATCGAACATAATGCATCTGGCTAAAACAAGCAGGATGTGGTCGTTACTGACACCGGAGAACATCGGGAATGAAATGGTACATTTTCTGTTCTGTACATTTATTGTATCAAAATGGTATTCTTCATCTGAATCCTTTATTGGCAAACCTAAGATGCTGTATGTATCATCACTACCAATCTTCGCGAGAGTGAAATTATATTCCGTCTCTTCGCCATCTTCACAGATACTGATATGTACTTTCTTCCAACCATAGAAATCTTTGTCTGATACTTCAAGTTCAAAGCTGTTGTTGCTATCAACATCTTCCAGATCTACTTTTTTCATCATGTCTTCTGCCAAATTGGTGAGCAAAATGGTTCCATCACCTTCTTCTTTAAGATGAGTGAATCCTTTTCGAAGTGCTTGCGCAAAGCTTTCGACACATTTCTTGTTGACGAAATTCTCTATCTCGGCAGTCAAGGATTTGCTCAACAACTCTGAGAACTCAGGCAATTCGAGACGAGTAGAAGGCGCATTCTTCGCCATGTATTCCTTCAACTGCTTTCTGTAAGGTGAATTGTAACCGAGATAGTAGTCTTTTACTTCTTCGAGTGCTGCCTTCATAGCAGCATCTTGTGCAGCCTTCTGGATAACATTCATATCCAAGACTGGGGCGGTGATTTTAAAATCTGTTGGCATAATAATTATTTTTTCTTTGTTTATATTCTTTTTGAGGGACCAGCGATAGAATCGCTGGGAACGGGGGCTAAGTGGGGGCAACTCCTATCGCTACCATTTCATGAATGCCATCCATATTGTTTGGTTCTTAATTGTGGTACGATGTCCGAATATAGGTTTGTAATCGGTGATAGCCTTTAGTACATCACTAACCTTTATCTGCTGCTCGTTCCACTTGAAAATGAGCGTTCCGTTTGTTTTCAGTACCCTCATTCCCTCATGGATAGAATCGTTGATGAATGCTTGCCAATTTTCGGGCAGTTTGCCATATTTCTTGCATAACCAAGAGTTCTGACCTACTTTTAGCAGATGAGGAGGGTCGAATACTACCATATTAAACGTTTCATCTTCGAATGGCAAGGCTGTGCAATCGGCTATCATATCTGGTTGCACGTCTAGTTTGCGTCCATCACATAATGTGTCGTGAAACTCTCTTATGTCTGTGAAGAGAACATTTGGGTCATGTTTATCGAAATAGAACATTCGAGAGCCACAGCACATGTCTAAAATTCTTTTCTTCATATTGCTTCTTGTTTTAATTGTTCTTCTATTGCTTCCTGAGCAAGGATTTGCTGCCAGTTGGCTTCATGATAATTTCTTGCCTCCTGTTTTTCAGAGAGCTGTGGATCGCAGCCACCGAAACAATAGGTGTCCCATTTCTCATACTCCTTCATAGTATGTGGAGGCTTGGAGCCAGGAGTGGCTGGAATGTAATCCCTAGCGAACTCCTTGGGGGAAACTTTATCTATTGTTGAGGCTACTGGGTCGATGATTTCGTATTGAATAATACGGTTCTTTCTCTTTTTAGAAGAGCTGTAAATCGGTTTTACCCAGCAGATATTTCCCCTGTAGCTAGACATGAGTCTAGAGAAATAATAGGGTTTCCATATTCGATTGTCCCGGAAAGCCCAGCAGACGCCTGTAGGGGAATCTACGTTATAATTAGCACTATCAGACTTCCAGCAATGGTTGTAGCCGAGGTCGCTGATGTGGCTATGTACACAGAACTTGCACATCCTCATTTCCTCCTGATCAGCAACCGATGGTGTTGGCTGCATCAGGTTTTGTTTGATGTAATTGCCCATAGATGTATGATTTTAAAGTTCATCCTCCTTGGTAGTTTTACGTTTCCATTCCCCACAACATTCCCAGTGGAAGCGATGATGGCCGAAGCCGTTGCATGTTCCGCTGTACTTACTGTTTGCTGTAGGCCGGAAAAACTTGCAGCTCTTGCAAGAGCGATTGCGGTGAGTGTAAACTAGATAGATGAATGTGCTGGCCATCATTACAAGGCACAGCATGATGATTATGAATCCGATTTCCATATTACTTCTTGTTTTTAATGATTTTCTTTAATACTTGCTTGTTGTGCTCTGTATCATCGTCACTCAGATGATAAGATCTGACGTCCTGAAGGATGCCTAAATCAACTGAAAGCATGTAATCTGTGACAACTTTAATGAAGTCTTCCAGAGAACGACAGAGAGCGTATTTATAGCCAGCACACTGCCAGTAGCCCTGGAAACGTTTCTGATGAGCAGTCTGATTGTTTGTCTTACCATACTTTAATTCAATGCCCAAGCCGTAGAATACTTCTGTACCCCTGTTGATAACTCCATTTTTGCCATTCTTGTATGAAGGGAGAGCCAGAATGAGATCTGGAACGCCCGGCACAACTCCTGATGCAGCGTTGATGGCTATCTTCTTGCCACTTATAGCACCATCAGCCTCATTCTTGGGATGGAAGAGGAGAGAGGCATAAGCCGGGTACTGAAGCCGGAACCAGCGTACACAAGCTATCTGTAGCTGCCCTTCATGTTGCACCTTCTTCTGCTTGGTAGCAGATTTCTTGGTGTATTCAGAATAATTGCCGTTGAGGCGGTCGATTAATTCTTGTCTGTCCATAATCGTATGAATTAAATTGTTTGTTACTTATATTTAGTCGCTGAGGAGAGACTGAAGATAACTCTGTGTCTTATCATCCAAGTCGACCAGTGACTGTTCTTCTTCTGCCACCGATGGATTCCAAACGATGCCCAGTTTGGCTAGAGTTCCATTCTTGTAGGCATCTTTCACCATCTTTGCCATGGAACCATTCGGGTTCTTCTTGGCGGCTTCTATCCAGCCTAGATACTTCTGCTTGAGTGCTTCGGTCTGTTCTTCTTCCTGTTTCTTCTTGCGTTCTTCCTTCATTCTGAGGCGAGCTTCTATTTCCTCGTTGGTCTCCTCGCGTTGAGGCTGTGTAGGAGAAGGTGGTGGAGAACTTGAATGCTGAGGCTTCTTCCCGGCTGAGGCTACAACTGTAGGATTGTCGAAGGTTCCTTCCATCAGAGCCTCGTAGTTTTTCGGATTGAAGAGCCAGTTGAAGGAGATATAGCATCCACCATCCTTGCGCCCAGAGAGAAGATCGGAGTTGAGAGCCTTGCGAAGCATCGGTTCTATATCCTCGAAGGAATAGTCTGAAATAAACTTTGCCACCATCTTCTTGCGGTCGGGAGTCATCTTTGAGATTGGCTTGACCTGCGTGCCCAGAAAGAGGCGATTGAAGAGTCTTAGCACTTCCGAGAACTGAACTTCGGGATCCAACGACTTTTTTTCTTTTTCTTTTTTTTGTGTGTGGGTGTGGGCTTTCTCCTTTCTTTGTTTGTTTTCTTTTATAGGGGGTTCGGGGGAAATGTTTTCTTTTATTTGTTTCTTTCCTCTTACATCTGTGCCCCTGATTGTGCCTCTATCTGTGCCCTCAACTTCGGCTGAATCTTCGGAATCACCTTTATTTAAAGGGGTTTCGGGATTGTTAATCTGTGCCCTAGACTGTGCCTTTTGGTGTGCCCCTTGTTTAGGGTGTGCCCTAGAGCGTGCCCCATCTTTGCCCTTTATCGTGCCCCTATCTGTGCCCTTGTTATCTTGAAGATACGCTGCACAATCTTGTGTATCAGTAACTTGCGAAGTTAAAATCTGTGCCCCTGATTGTGCCCCTATCTGTGCCCTAAAGAGTGCCCCATTCTGTGCCCCTAGTTGGTTTTGGTATGGTAGGATGCAGTGGGAGAGGGGATGCGAACTGTTAACATACACTATTGTTGAGGCTTTTGGAGAGCTGCATTTTGTGATGATTCGCTCCTGTATGAGAACATCGATGGCACAGCGGATAGACTTGACCGAGGTATGGAGCCGATCAGCCAACAGACGTAAGGAGAGCGTAGCAGCGGAAGCCTCATTGTGGGTGGCAGACAGGAGCACGTAGATGAGCACCTGCACCACCACCGGACGATGAAAGTAACGCCACTGCAGCAGCTCTGGAGTAAGAATGTAGCCATCTGTTTTCATTTGCTGTTTCTTTTATTTGGAATATAGAATTTACATTATTATATTGTAACTCATTCTTTGTAGGACCAGGAGCAACCTCCTGCGGTCTTACGCTTGCCTCGTAACACTTGGCAGATGTTGGATGCCGATATACCAGTACGTCTTTCGGCATTTTTGATGGATAAATAGCAACGTGTGGTTGTACCATTATTCATAACTATAGCCTTGCTATTCAGTGTCTTAGACTTCTTACGACTGGCGGAATATACACTAAGCCGGGAGCACCAAGAGAGGTTGGAGAAATGATTATTGGTGAGCTTTCCATCCTTATGCCTAACGAATGGTTGATTCGCCTTGTTGGGGATAAAGGTCTCAGCCACCAGCCTATGAACCAATTCTTCGTGCATCTTACCCTCATAGAAAAGACGAACACGGAACAAACCGCGAGCATTTATGTTCTGGGTAACGATTGCACCCTTTTTCAGACATAGTGTACCATTGTTGTCCACCATCCTTGGATGCCTTCGGATTCTGCCGAAGGTGGATGCCTGATATTGGTTGGCGTAACGTGGAATGTTTTTCCAAAATTCCTTTTCCATATCTATTATTTATTATGCGTTTCTGTGTTCCAGGAGCCACTGTAGGTGAACAGTCTTAGAAGGATCACGGAAGAGGGATTTTGCCTTGTCTATATCTGGATTCAGCATTATCTTCTTTTCTTTCTTTGCTGCTGCTCTTTTCTTCTGATAGTATCTGCGCTGGTACTCCTTCACCTTTTCGGGGTGATTCTGTCTCCAGCTCTTAGATTTTTCCAGCAATTTTTCTTTGTTGCGCTGATAGTATCTCTGATAATATCCAGTGCCGTTGGCTCGTTTCTTGGCTGCATTTTCCCGATATAGCTTTTTCTTTTCGGGATGATCCTTGATGTATTTGCGAGAATAGGCGAGCATTTTATCACGATGCTTAAGATAGTATTCTCGCTGCCTGGCTATGCGGTCTGATTTTGCTTTTTCTGATTCCATAATGATTGAAATTATATAAAACCACATTTCTGTTTACCTAGAATGGGATAACTGTGAATGCCAGTTTCTCATTTCCTTCGTATGGAATGCATTGGGTAAAGTCACCTACGTGCCCAGTAGATAATAGCAAAGCGTTGTACTTGTATGGGGATTCACCTATACGTGTTTGTACGAAGATAGCTGGTCTCCATTTGTGTACACCTCTGTTACGTACCAGCACCTTGTCGAAAGGCTTGAACGATGGCTGCTCCTTGCTCTTTTTCCAGAGAGTGTAAGCCTCTTGGAACAAACTGGCTTCATCCTCTGTCGCTTCTCGCAGTTCCTTGTTTGTACTTATGCGAAGGTCAAATGCCTGATCGGTAACGAAGTTCTCGGTCTCAATCTCATACTGATTGCCGAATGTCAATGTGTCTTGACTCTCGTTCTTGGTGATGAGTTCGCCTATGATGGTCAACTCGCCATCCTCGTCTTCTTCGTTGAAGACGTAAAGGTTGCCAAGTTCGAAACATGGCATCGTCTGTTTGTTGTTCTGTTCCATATTGCCCTCCAACTCTTTAAGTGCCTTCTCTAAATTATTGCGAGCCATTTCACAAAGCCTAATTGTAAGCAAATCATAAGATAGCTGCTCTTTGGCACGTTTAATATACTCAATAGCTTTTTCTTTGTTCATTTCTTATCTCCTCCAGTTCTTTTTTTCTTTTGTTCATTGCCTCTTGTTGCTCTTGCTGTAACCTTTTTAGATTGTTACGAAAACTCTCTCGATTCTTTTTGATTTCGTGTTCTATTAATAAAACCGAAAAAACCGAGAGAACGATTCTGAAAGCCATCCATACAAAATATAGCAAAATTGGTGAGATAACCAATAGCCATGACCAGTGAATAGCACCACATAACTTCATAACTATAAACGCAACTTGAATTAAAGTTGCAAACAATTTAAATTCTTTCATATTCTCTTCTTTTATATCCTTTGCAGGATGGTTAGTTAATTTCACATGGCAGTTTCTCCTGATGCAATGTTAAATATTTCTTTTAATCACGACATTCCATTTGTCTTTCGGAAAAATCTGACGGATCATCTCGATACATTTATTAAGTTCTTTGAGTGAGCAAAATGCTTCCACCATGTCACCTTCTTTGTACCATTCCCATCTTTCAGTGTCTGCCGCTTCCTCTTTTGTAAGAGGTCTGACTATACTCGCTTTGAAACTCTGGTACTCGTTAGGAATTTCTATACCACCATGGTGTCCTCCTATAGTTGTGTTTCCGTTTCTGTTTTCCACGGAAATACTAATAGAGCAATAGTAATGCTCTGCTCCACCACAATAACCTATATAAGAAGTTATGTAAAACTCCACATCACGCTTTCCTTTCGTATATCCACCTATTGTGGTATATTCCTTACCATTAAGGCAGAAGGTGAAGCCTTCTCCAATCGTGCTAGGAATAGGAGCTTCCATTTCTGTAATATCGGCTCCACGTTCCACCTGTATCATTTCTTTCCAGCTCATAATCTTATCGTCTGTTTGTTGTTCTGTTCCAAATTATTTATTTTAAATAGTTATTCACACGGCAGTTTCTCCTGATGCTCCACGTATCTTTTGTGCTTAAGGCAAAACTTGCCATTGATGCAGTTACGTCCATCTTTGCAGAGGAGGCACTTGCGAGCTGCGGTGCTCTTACTTCTGGAATCGCTCATAATAGTAAGTTACTATCTGATGCTCGGTAGGCTGGAAACCATTACGAGTGGTAAGAGTATCTACTATCTCATCATAGGTGCTCTGAGGCATCTGTGAAATTAGGTTTTCATCATGAATGCCCTGAGAGAGTTTACTGAGGCAGAGCCATCCAAGGACTAGCCAGATGGCAATGCAGAAGAAGATCTTAATTGTTTTCATAACTTTATCTTTTTATATTGTTTATATTTGCGGTAGGTAAAGGGATTCGAACCCCGTGCCCGGCTGCTTAGTCCTTCTTCGCAGTCTTTTTTGATAAACACCCAGAACTAAGTAATTTAAACGTTATAACTTGAACATCGCCCCCAATGGGCAAAGCAACTGTTACCTACCATAGTTTCGCATAATTTGTACTAATCAATATCAGCCTTATATCTATCCTAAAAGTAAAATCTTATTTGGGACACAGATAGTCTTGAACTTGGCAGGCACAGGCTTCCAGCTCTGATACTTTGTATTCGTGGCGAGTAATCTTGCCATTACTGCCTCTTGCGAAATCCTTCACCTTTCCTTCACGTTTCCATCGCTCTACGTTTTTTCTTCCGTAGATGTCGTATGCCTTGGCTTGTGTGAGGAACGGACGTTTACCCACAGCCTTGCAGACTTCTTCTTTCACAACGTTACGTATGGCTGACAGGAATGTATCAAAGGATAGCATCTTATCTGCAAACTGGATTTGTACTACTTCGTTCATGACTATTGTTTTTATTTGGTTCTTGTAACTGTGATGATCTCTTTCTCCCGGTTGATTTTGGTTCTGAACTTACGACAGTAAATTACACCTAATTCCGAGCAGGTTGTCTTGATCGTCCTCATTCTCTGAATGGGAAAACTGATTGATTTACCCAGCTCCAGTTCTCTGATCTGAGGTCTGAGTGGTACTTTTTCTTCTGACATATTGCTTGATTTTAATTATTATTTTACTAGTTTGAAATCGTAAACGAAAACGAGAGGATTGCTGTCCCAGTGGAGGTGGAGCTTGCAGCTAAGCATCTTGTATGCTTCGATAGGAGTTCTGTACCACCATTTCTTCGCAAAGCTATCATTTGTGGCATCGTATGAATAAGCATCGTCAATACCATCGATGTGGCTACAGAAGATTCCTTCCTTCATGCAGTCATCGGTGCTGATGTACTGTAGTCTTTCACACCAAATGTTGGTAATCTTAATTTGATGAGGCATCAAATCAGACTTCACAAACATCTTGTTTCCCCATCCTTCGGAAGTATTTATCCTTGGGTGTAGTTCTTTGATATACGGAATATCGCTGTATCTTTGTGCGACTGCTACGACTTCACCTATTTTATAAGTGGACTTTGCTACAATCTCATTTCCATCATTGATGGCGAGTTTGCCTTTGTCTTTTCCTTCCGTATAGAAACCGCAATTGCAGTAATACTTGAAAGGCTTTTCGTAAGCGATTCTTCTGGTCTGAGTCTTGCGACCATCTAGAACAGCTTCGGTGAGACCGTATCGGTCATTGAACATTATCTTTTTCAT